TAGCATCTCTGAATATACCTGCATGTCTATACGTACCGTCATCATATGCACCAACTACACCTAAGTCAGGATTGGTTGCGGATCTACCAAAAGCAGTACCACCAGATACGTATGTACCTGGTGATGATGTGTTTGCAACAGCAAATGTTGATGAGTTTGCAAATGTAACGACATTAGCTACGACATTGTATCCACTAGGTGTTACTCCTGTAACCGTAACAACCATTCCAGGAGAAAGACCATTAGTAGCTGTGTAAATGAAAGAAGTACCGTTCGAAGTTGCATTAGTGATAGCATCTTCTTCAGCTTCATTCAAATAGATCATGTTATCTGTTAGTTTTAAGTTAGTAACGCCCACAGTAACAGTGTTACCACTAATTGTCAAATCACCTTCGATAACAACATTACCAAGTGAAGTTATTGTATTAGCTGTAAGACTTCCACTAACGTTTGCCCAACCAGTAATTGTTGTATTACCAGAGTTTAAAACATTCGTGTTGATTACATTTGCATTGTTAATTGAGTAGCCAGCCATGTCAACGTTAGCACCAGCTGTTCCACCCCACGAACCTGTAAAGCCAATTGAACCCGTGAACCCTCTAGATCCTGTAAATCCAATTGATCCAGTAAAACCAATTGAGCCTGTGAATCCTACAGATCCTGTAAATCCAATTGATCCAGTAAAGCCGGCTTGAGTAGAAGCTGATCCTGTAAAACCAATTGAACCAGTAAAGCCTATTGAGCCTGTAAAACCTCTAGAACCAGTGAAACCCTCAGACCCTGTGAAACCTCTAGAACCAGTAAAGCCAGCTTGAGTGGAAGCTGATCCAGTGAAACCTATTGAACCAGTAAAGCCGGCTTGGGTTGAAGCTGAGCCAGTAAATCCAATAGACCCAGTAAATCCAATAGACCCAGTAAATCCAATAGACCCAGTAAATCCAATAGACCCAGTAAATCCAATAGAACCTGTGAAGCCAGCTTGTGTTGAAGCTGATCCAGTGAAACCAATAGATCCTGTAAAGCCTCTAGACCCAGTAAAACCTTCAGACCCTGTGAATCCAATTGAGCCCGTGAATCCAATAGACCCCGTAAATCCAATTGAACCAGTGAAGCCAGCTTGTGTTGATGCAGAACCGGTGAATCCAATCGATCCTGTAAAACCAATAGAACCAGTAAATCCAATCGATCCTGTAAAACCAATTGAACCTGTAAACCCTCTAGAACCAGTAAAACCTTCAGACCCAGTAAAACCCTCAGACCCAGTAAAACCTCTAGATCCAGTGAAACCAATAGAGCCTGTGAAGCCAATTGACCCTGTGAAACCAATTGATCCAGTAAACCCTCTAGAACCAGTAAAGCCTTCAGACCCTGTGAATCCAATAGATCCTGTGTATCCTTCTTGCGTTGAAGCTGAACCAGTGAAACCAATTGACCCAGTGAAACCAATTGACCCAGTAAATCCTCTAGAACCAGTAAAGCCTTCAGAGCCTGTAAAGCCAATTGATCCTGTAAAGCCAATAGAACCTGTAAAACCTATTGACCCAGTAAAACCAATGGAGCCCGTGAAACCTATAGAACCAGTAAAGCCTCTAGAGCCAGTATAACCCTCAGACCCGGTGAAGCCTTCAGATCCAGTGAATCCCTCTGATCCTGTAAACCCTCTAGAGCCAGTGAACCCTTCAGACCCAGTAAACCCCTCAGAACCAGTGAAGCCTCTAGAACCTGTAAAGCCTTCGGACCCTGTAAATCCAATTGATCCTGTAAACCCTCTAGAGCCCGTGAAGCCCTCTGACCCTGTAAAACCTCTAGAACCAGTAAACCCCTCAGAACCAGTGAAGCCTCTAGAGCCTGTAAAGCCTTCGGATCCTGTAAATCCTGTTGATCCTGTAAAGCCTCTTGACCCTGTAAAGCCTTCTGATCCTGTGAAACCTATTGAACCAGTATAACCAAGATTGTATGTCCAAAACGTTGAAGAACCATTTGATGCTAGTACTTGGCCAGCAGCACCAAAAGAACTATTAGCATAGAGACCACCAACACTAACATTACCAACATTTGCACTACTAGCAATAATATTGTTTGCTTCAAAGTTTGCTATTCTAAATGTTGGTTCAGTTGTATTGATAAAAGCACCTGATGGTTCAGGTTGATACTGATCAAATACTTTAAAATATCCATCAGTAGCATCTCTAAACAAACCAGCATGTCTATAAATGCCATCATTGTAAGCACCAACAAAACCCAAATCAGGGTTGATAGCTGTTCTACCAAAAGCTACCCCTCCAGAACTGTATGCTCCAGGCGAACTAGTATTTGCAACAGCAAATGTTGATGAGTTTGCAAAAGTAACGACATTAGCTACGACATTGTATCCACTAGGTGTTACTCCTGTAACATCAACGATCATTCCAGGAGAAAGCCCATTTATTGCTGTGTAAATGAAGGCTGTACCATTAGATGTTGCGCTAGTGATAGTATCTTCTTCAGCTTCATTAAGATAAATCATATTGTCAGTTAATTTTAAATTAGTCACACCAATTGTAACTGTGTTACCACTAACTGTAAGATCACCTTCTATTGTAACATTTCCAAGAGAAGTTATTGTATTAGCTGTTAAATCTCCACTAACATTTGCCCAACCTGTGATTGTAGTATTACCAGAGTTTAAAACATTAGTATTAATTACATTAGCATTATTAATCGAGTAGCCAGCCATATCAACATTAGCACCGGCTGTTCCTCCCCATGAACCTGTAAAACCAATAGATCCCGTAAATCCAATAGATCCTGTAAATCCTATCGACCCTGTAAATCCAATTGAACCAGTGAAACCAATTGATCCCGTAAAGCCTCTAGATCCAGTAAACCCTTCAGATCCTGTGAAACCTCTAGAGCCAGTGAAACCTTCTGATCCAGTGAACCCCTCTGATCCTGTAAAACCTCTAGATCCAGTAAACCCTTCAGATCCTGTGAACCCTCTTGACCCAGTAAAACCTTCAGAACCCGTAAAACCAATTGATCCAGTAAAACCAATCGATCCTGTAAAACCAATTGAACCTGTAAACCCTCTAGAACCAGTAAAACCTTCAGAACCCGTAAAACCAATTGATCCAGTAAAACCAATTGATCCTGTGAAACCGATCGATCCAGTAAATCCAATAGAACCAGTAAAGCCTCTAGAGCCAGTGAATCCTTCTGAACCTGTAAAACCTCTAGAACCTGTAAACCCTTCAGATCCAGTGAATCCTGTTGACCCCGTGAAGCCAGTTGATCCAGTGAATCCTATTGAACCTGTGTAGCCTAAATTATATGTCCAATATACAGTGAATCCATCGGATGCAAGAACTTGACCTCCAGTTCCCACTGAACCGTTTGCTGAAATAGTTTGAACTGTTAAATTATTAACATAAGACTGTGAAACGTTTGCTCCAACCTCGAATACAGCTGAGCCGTTTGACGTGAAAACTTTTTTGTCAGCCAGGTTGATTGCAAGCTCACCTGCTTCTATATATTGGGTGTTAGATGTGCTTGTTGTATTAGGAACACGACCAGAGACGGCAGTACGCTTAATAAGAATCTTATTGTTGGCCATCTTCCTTCTCTCTAGTGTATATACACAGTCTAGCAACTATCTAGTTGTCTTTAATCACGATATTTATGAAATCAAAATTGTATGAAAATTTGCTTTATTGATGTATTAGGTCTCACTTACGACGGATCCACTCTTTCAAAACGAGGTCTTGGAGGGTCTGAGTCAGCAATAATTTTACTTACAAAACAACTAGTTAAGCTTGGTTTTTCTGTAACAGTGTTCAATGATTGCTTTTCCGATGAAAGCAGACCAGGTGTTTATGAAGGTGTTGTATACAAACCTCTAAAAGAAATAGAAAATGATTATCAATGGGATTGTGTAATCTCATCCAGATCTGTTGCACCTTTTTGTCAAAAAGGACAAGTGCCGCTACGGCACGATTATCAAAATGTTAATTTTGAATTAATGCAGGTAAACAGTAACTATAAAGTTTACTGGATGCATGACACATTTTCTGATGGTGACCTACTTGTTGAGCAATTAGTTACGGAAGGAAAAATTAATGAAATCTTCACATTAACAGATTGGCACACCAGCTATGTCACAAATTGTGATCATGGTAGGAGGCGTAATTTTGATGTTTTAAAAAACCATATATTTCAAACCCGTAATGGTATTGGCGCTATGAATCCAGGGTGGGTTGACTGCAAACTTAAAGATCCAGATTTGTTTGTGTTCAACTCATCAGTAACAAAAGGAATGGTTCCTTTAGTTAAAGATGTTTGGCCAAGAGTCAAAGACAAAATTCCAAATGCAAAGTTGAAGGTAATTGGAGGTTATTATAGGTTCAGATCTGATCATGGACCTGATCAACAAGAGCTTGACTGGAGACAAATGGTTAATGACCATCCAGATGTTGATTTCTTAGGAGTTATCTCACAACAAGAGATATCAGCAATTCTCAGACAAGCTTCTTTCATGATTTATCCTTGCGGATTCCCTGAAACGTTTGGCATCTCAACACTAGAAGCTCTTGCTCACAATGTACCAATCATTACTTGTAGATTTGGAGGGTTGGAAGAGACTGCTTTAGACATTGCATCCTATAAAATTAATTATCCAGTGGAGCCAAACTGGTCTGTTCCATGGTTACAAAAACCAGAACAAATAGAAAAGTTTGTTGAAACAGTCTGTTATGCTCATAGTACAAAGTATCTTCATCAACAAAAAATGTATGCTTGCAATCAAGTAAAACAAATTTGTGGTTGGGATTCTGTTGCTTTACAATGGAAACAACATCTTTATAACAAGACAGGAAGATTTCTACCATTATCAGAATACAAAAAAGTACAACAAATCAATCATGACTGCAGGAAGATCTTTGGAAGAAGATTTTACAATTTGGAAGAACTACAACCGCCACAAAACAGTCAACAACGAATTGTTGTTATCACACCAACATATAACAGTGAAAAATATATTGAAAAATGTATTGAATCAGTTTACCAACAAGATTATGAAAATTACGAACACATAATCATTAACGATTGTTCCACAGATCAAACTGCTCAAGTGATTGAAAAAAACAAACACGATAAACTAAGAATTATAACAAACAATAAAAATAGAGGAGCAGTATATAACCAAGTTTATACAATAAAAGAATATTGCAATTCTCAAGACATTATCATGTTGGTCGATGGTGATGATTGGCTAGTTAACGATCCACAATTGTTTCACAAATTCAACAATATGTACCATAATGGTGCTGAATTCACATATGGTAGTATGTGGTCGTTAGTTGATAATATTCCACTAATTGCTCAACCTTATCCTCCTGATATTAAACAAAAAAAGCAATATAGGCAATACAAGTTCAATTGGAATATGCCTTATACTCACTTGAGAACGTTCAGGGCAAAATATTTGCACAGAGTTGATGATGAAAATTTCATGAGGGATGGACAATGGATGAGGGCTGGAGGAGACAATGCTGTGTTTTACAATACTATTGAGCAAGTAGATCCTGACAGTGTTGTCTGTTGTCCGGATGTTGTTTACTATTACAATGATACAAACCCAATCAACGATTACAAAATTAACTCAGAAGAGCAAACGATGAATGCAAACTATGTTCTAAACAATGGAATCAACACTGAAGATGGTGGCCCAAAGTATTCTGTTATCATGCCCACAATGTGGCGCTGTTGGGAACTAACAGAAACAGTACTAACAAAACTACAAGATCACCCTTTGATTGATGAAATCATTATTATTAACAACGATGTAGAAAGAACACCAACTTCTAACTGGCATCCAAAAATTAAGATGTTGAATCAACCTACCAACATCAGGGTGAACCCAGCTTGGAATCTTGGTGTTGAGAAATCAAGAAATGATTTACTGTGTATTATCAATGATGACATTGATTTTGACACACATCTATTGAACAGATTGAGATACAAAATAACACCAAACAACGGTGCATTTGGATTGATCACTGGGGAAAACCATTTTAACCATCCTGAAACAACTGATTATTCTATTGACTTTATTAAATGGAGACCTGGAGATAACATTCATTGCTTTGGACAATTAATGTTCATGCACAAGCAAAATTGGGTTCCAATCATTGACGGCCTCGACATTTACTTTGGTGATGATTTTATTTTCCACAACCACCTGAAAAGAGGGTTGGATAACTATTTGATTTATAACATACAATTCTATTCTCCCATGTCCCAAACATGCAAAGACCTTTCTATTTCAGGAGGATTTTATGAAAAAGAGAAGCCAGTCTGGGAAAAATATTTCTCAGAAAACCCTTTGACTCTAATGGATCAGCACCACAATGATCCAATTGTGAGACTGTATCACGAACAAGTAAACACTCCAAGTGACATCAACGAGCATCTACCAAAATTGCTTGAACTTGCAAAGCAGTGTGACTCAATTACAGAATTTGGTGTTCGTCATGGAAGGTCTACTACGGCTTTCATTAGCTCAGGCATTAAACTAACATCGTATGACATTGAAGAAACAGTTGAAGCTAGAATGTTGTTTGATGTAGCAAAATCGTTAGGAAAACCTTGTGAGTATATTGTTGATCCAGTCAAAGGCAACTCATTGTTGGTTGATATTGACGAAACAGATTTGCTGTTCATTGATACCATTCATAGCTACGAACAACTTTCAAAAGAACTAGCAAAGCATCATTCTAAAGTAAACAAATTTATTTGTGTTCATGATACTCATATTTTTGGATACGAATGGCAGCCACATTTTGAATGGCCAGTATACCAACATTTCCATAACCAAGGGACTCATCAAAAAGGGTTACTTCATGCCATCATTGATTTTTTAATCAAACATCCAGAGTGGAAGATTAAGCACCATTCTGTTATTAACAATGGTTTAACAGTCCTTCAACGTAGCGTTGATCGGTTGCCAACACCTGTTGTTGCAGACGAATTGCCTGAACAAAACAATCTAAAGAAAATTTTAGTTGCTATCCCAACAGCAAGATATATTGAACCAGAAACGTTCAAGGCAATTTATGATCTTGAATGTCCTGAAGGATGTGAGCTACATTTTCAATATTTTTATGGATACAATGTTGACCAAGTACGAAACCTAATTGCTTCTTGGGTGATCAATGGATTTGATTATTTGTTTGCTGTTGATCACGACATTGTGTTTGCTCCTGATACATTAGTAAAGATGGTTAAACATAACAAACCGTTAGTAACAGGTATTTACAGACAAAGATTGCTCGAGCAACATATTGAGATTTATGATTTTAATCTCAAAAGAATTGTTTATGAAGATTTGCCAGAAAACAGTCTTGTTGAGATTGGTGGGTGTGGTATGGGATGCTGTTTGATTAGTAAGGAAGTATTTGTAGCTATTGAGTATCCTCATTACAAATATTACTCAGCATTAGACCACAACCACACGTTTAGCGAAGATCTAGATTTCTGCAGAAAAGCAAGACTAAAAGGATTTAGTTTGTTCTGCGATACATCTATTGTTTGTGATCATCATGGTCAAACAGTATACAGAGTAGAAAAAAAAAATGTAAGTTCTAGTAAACCCTCTGTCGTCAACAATGAGGAGATCACAAAAAGATTTATTGAATTATCTGAAATGGACCTTTTATGCAACGAACATAAAAATTATTTGTGGTCTTTGAAAGGTAGAGGGTTTGAACCAAAAGTAATTTACGATATTGGAAGCAGTACATTACATTGGGCAAAATTTGCTCGAGAAGTGTGGCCAAATAGTAAAATTATTTTATTTGAAGCCATGCAAGAAGTTGAAATGTTATACAAACTCAATGGTTTTGATCAATACCATTTAGGTGTTCTTTCCAGCTATAACAATAACGGTAAAACAATTGATTTTTATCAAAATCTTTATCATCCTGGAGGCAATTCATACTACAGAGAGAATGTTCAATATAGTTCTACTGCAGATTTATTGTTTGCCCCTGAAGGATCTAAAGTAAAGAAAATTGCTTCCTCTTTAGATAGTGTTGTTAAAATGAGGAATTTTCCGGAACCTGATTTAATTAAAATTGATTGTCAAGGGGCTGAGCTCGATATTCTCAACGGGATGGAAAAGGTGAAAGCAGGAATAGGGTGTCGAAATATTATTATCGAAGCTCAAAACATTGAGTATAACTTAGGAGCTCCTAACAAACAGGAGGTGTTTGAATTTATGGATCAATGTGGCTACGAAATGGTTGCTAAAATCACAAACTTACAAGTTGATAACGATTACCATTTTAGATTAAGGTCGTGATATTAAAACTCGCCACCGTCAATTTCTGTGTTTACAATTTGTTGGGCTGTTAAGTTTGCTGTAACAACAACGTCACCACTAGCGTTGATTGTGTTTGCAAACACAGCCCAACGTTGCTCAGAAGCGCCTAATAAAACAGCATTCGAGCTTGGGTAAATGTTTGTATTGAATGTCCATGAGCCTGTAATTGTTTGTGCTGTATTTCGAAATGCTACGTTACTAATAGCATCATAAGCCGTCTTGACTGAGTTTGCTGCTGCAGCAGCAACGATTGAAGTAGAGTTTACAGAATCAATGATAGCAAATTGATTGTTGAAAACAGGAAGATTTTGTGCATTGTTTGAGGTTCCTGTTTCTTTTACTGAAACTGAAATTCTTGGATTTGACCCACCACCAACTGCAACAGAAAAGTTTGGTGTTGTCATTACTTTGTTACCTCAGGAGTAACCGTTACTAAACCCTCAACAATTCTATAAACAGTATTGTTTGCATCATAGATTTCAACATCGTAAACATATCTACCTGATTTTATTAGAGATGTTTGGTTGGCTGTTAATGTTAAGAAAATTGTTCCAATTTCGTTGTTGACCGTGCATGTAAATGAGACAGAGTTTGAAGAAGCATAATGTTTTCTTAGAGAGCCTCTAGCTAAAAAGTTTGTTAGATCAAACAGAGCTCCGGAGTCTAAATCAGACACCTGAACTTCTGTATAAAAAGTAGTTCCTTGATCTATAAAGATTGGTTTTTGAGCAGCCATTATTTCACCAAATAGAATGTTTTTCTCTATTTAGTGTTCATGAGCGTTTTTACTAGTTTACTTCACACGTCAAAGTTATTTGACAGGTATCTAAAACTACACTTCCGGTCGAATTTCCAATTGAAATCTCAATTACTGCTTCAGAGGTACCAGGATTCAAACCGGATCGAGATAATGACCACTGTCGGTTTGATGACATTGCCTCCCAATCGTTGAAGTTTCCCAATGGTTCGTCTGGGGAATAACTAATAACTGTGGCAGAAATATAATAATTACTTGACGCAGCTGCTTTTGGATTAATCCAATCATCGACATCGCCACTGACACTACTATTAACGTCACCGCCAGTAGTATAGGTAATACTAGCAACAGCCGTTGTCCCAAAATTTGTGCTTCTTACAACAGTTTGATTGTTTAATGTTATACCCTTCCCATAAAAATCGCTGAGTGCTATTGCGCCGCTCGCTTTTCCGGCAAGAGTTCTAAGAGCAGATTCATTTAGATTTGATTGGGTAGTAGCAGATCTAATAAGTTCTAGATTAATCGATTGTCCTACAGTAGAACCGCCAATACTAATAACACCGGATGAATTAAGTGCCATTTGCTTGCTCCAATTTTTCTACTCTAACGATTAATTCCTTTATTGCCTCAATCAACAAAGGTACAATTCGTTCGTATTTTACAGCCAAAATTCCATCATGTCTCTCTCCAACAGCTTCTGGTAGAACTTTTTGGAGTTGTTGAGCTATCACACCAACATCTCTTTTTCTAACAAAGTAGCCATCTTCACCACCTGCTTTGTTTATAAATTCGTCTGTCCAGTCAAATGAAACACCATCTACTGCTTGTAATTTCATAATAGCTTGTTCAAGAACTTTAATATTTTCTTTTAAACGTTCGTCAGAGGAAAAATATGCAGTGATATTGTTGGTTGCTCTAATTTCACCTGCAGTTCCAGATCCAGCTGTTCCGACCCCCAGGGAATTTACCTGTGCATCTGAGTTTGTACTAAATCCTCCAGCTGAACCCGTAAAGCCAGTTGCTCCTGTTGGTCCAGTTGGACCTGTTGGTCCTGTTGGACCTGTTGGTCCTGGATTGCCTTGAGGTCCAGTTGGACCTGTGGGTCCGGTAGGGCCAGTTCCTCCTAATGATCCTGTGAAGCCAGTTGCTCCTGTTGGACCTGTTGGTCCAGTTGGACCTGTTGGTCCTGGATTGCCTTGAGGTCCAGTTGGACCTGTGGGTCCGGTAGGGCCAGTTCCTCCTAATGATCCTGTGAAGCCAGTTGCTCCTGTTGGTCCTGTTGGACCTGTTGGTCCTGGATTGCCTTGAGGTCCAGTTGGACCTGTGGGTCCGGTAGGGCCAGTTCCTCCTAATGATCCTGTGAAGCCAGTTGCTCCTGTTGGTCCTGTGGGCCCTGTTGGTCCTGGATTGCCTTGAGGTCCAGTTGGACCCGTGGGCCCTGTAGGGCCAGTACCTCCTAATGATCCTGTAAATCCTGTAGTTCCTTGAGGTCCTACTGGTCCTGTTGGACCTGCAGGACCTGTTGGTCCTGGATTACCCTGAGCTCCAGCTGAACCTGTAAAACCTTGAACACCTTGAGGACCAGTTGGTCCTGTTGGACCTGATGGTCCTGTTGGACCTGTAGTTCCTTGTATCCCTTGAACACCTTGTGATCCAGTAAATCCTATAGATCCTTGAGGACCTTGAGGTCCTTGGGCCCCAGATGAACCAACAGAACCAGTAAAACCTTGAGTGCCTTGTGATCCTGTAAATCCTTGAACACCTTGAGATCCAGTATATCCTCTATCTAAAGGAGACCATGTATTATCACCTCTCAACCAAGTGGAACTATTTGCTGTGCCTGTTCCCAACCTTGCTGTTGGGACTGTTCCTGTTGCTAGATTAGTAGCATTCGTATAAAAACTACCAGGATTTCCAGCTAAGTTAGTACTATTGTTTGCTGTGCCTGTAAAGGTAGACGTTGGACCAACTATGTTTCCAGTTAATGCTATGTTTGCACCAGCTGTAATCACGCCACTAAAATCACCAGTATTTGCAACAATAACCCATCTGTTTATCGTATTACCAAGATTAATAGTATTTCCATCAGGAATAACATTAGCAAATGGTCTAAACACAGATCTAGTTTCTAGAGGGGAAGAAACGTTAACTGTTTGATTTCTAAAAACAATAGTTGATGAGTTTGAAACAAAGTTATTGGAGAAAATAAAATTCCAAAGAAATGTTGTATTACCTAAAGAGTAACTATTTGTACTTGGTACGAAGTCAGCTGTTGAAACGCCATTGTAACTTAATGTACCAGCAACGACTAAATCGCCATCTACTTTCATATTACCAGCAACGTTGGCATTGTTAGTAACGTCTAAAGTACCATCAACCCTTACACCACTATCAAATTCTATCTGCTTGTCTGGCATTTTATCCTCGTACGATCTCAGCGATCCCTTTTACATATGTATTTTGAATGACTTGTCTACCATAAATTTCTACTGTTGTTCCATTCAAATTAGCTGATAGAAGAGTTACTGGTTGTGACGCTCCTGTATACAATGTACCTACAACTGAATAATCAATATTGGTCGTATTTGAGGTGAACCAAAGTTCGGTTCGCTGTGAATTGTTTGCTGTTGTTCTAAACCACAAAGTTAGTTTACCAGATCTATTTGTACTAACATCTGATATACTGAAAATTAATACGTTTGCTGTTGTATTCGTTCCTAAATTTGAATTTGAGAATGGCACATAACTAAATGTATTTTGAGTTGCAGCACCACCTACAACAAGATTTTGTACAGTTGTTGTATTTCCTTGAACAGTAACATTTGAAGTGATGTTGACGTTTGCTCCAGTGATACTTAAATTACCTGAAACGGCCACATCACTTGAAAAGTCGCCTGTATTGGCAGTCAAAACCCATCTATTGGTTGAATTGCCTAATTGAACTGTGTTACCAACAGGAACAACCGTAGATGTAAAGCTACCACTATTAGCAACAACTACCCATCTATTAGTAGTATTACCTAAGTTAATCGAATTAGAAGATGGAGCTAGCTCATTAAATACTGTAGCACCATTTCTTAGTTGTGCAGTAGAAGTCACATTGACTGTAGCTAATGTTGTTAGTCCAGTAACATCAACAGTTGTCGAAAAGTTACCTGAATTTGCAATCAGCACCCACCTATTGGTGGTATTACCAAGACCGATTGAACTAGAGAAAGGTACTAATGTATTTGCAGTCGTTGTACCTCTTAGCTCGGCAGTTGAAGTTACATTAACTGTCGCTAAAGTTGATAATCCAGAAACACCTAATGTAGTGCCAACATTAGCGGAGGTTGAGAAGTCACCAGAGTTAGCAACAAGTACCCACCTATTGGTCGTATTACCAAGACCGATTGAACTAGAGAAAGGTACTAATGTATTAGCTGTAGTATTACCTCTTAGCTCTGCTGTTGAAGTTACATTAACAGTTGCTAACGTTGTTAGTCCAGAAACACCTAATGTGGTACCAACATTAGCAGAGGTTGAAAAGTCACCAGAGTTTGCAACAAGTACCCACCTGTTGGTCGTATTACCTAAATTAATTGTATTGCCAACAGGAACAACAGTTGAACTGAAGCTGCCAGTGTTGGCCCACAAAATCCATCTATTAGTTGTGTTACCAAGGTTGATAGTATTAGAGAAAGGAACCAATGTATTAGCTGTAGTAGTGCCCCTCAGCTCTCCTGTAGAAGTAACATTAACCGTTGCTAAAGTAGTTAATCCTGTAACATCAACAGTTGTTGAGAAGTTGCCAGAATTGGCGATTAACACCCATCTGTTTGTTGTGTTACCAAGATTGATAGTATTACTAAACGGTACAAAAGTATTAGCTGTAGTAGTTCCTCTCAGTTCTGCAGTCGAGGTCACATTAACCGTTGCTAAAGTAGTTAACCCTGTAACATCAACAGTTGTTGAGAAGTTGCCAGAATTGGCACTTAATATCCATCTATTAGTTGTGTTACCAAGATTGATAGTATTAGAGAAAGGAACCAATGTATTAGCTGTAGTAGTGCCTCTCATCTCAGCAGTTGATGTTACATTGACCGTTGTTAGAGTTGCTAATCCAGAAACACCTAGCGTAGTACCAACATTAGCGGAGGTTGAGAAGTCACCAGAGTTTGCAACAAGTATCCATCTATTAGAAGATGCTCCCAAATTTATATTGTTTGCATTTGGAACAACGTTTGCAAAAGCTGTCGTAACTCCTTGCAGCTGTGATGTCGTTACAACATTTAATGTATCGACTGTGGCTCGAGCAGTTACGTTCAAATTACCGGTAACAGTTGTATTTGAAGTAATTGCAACATTTGTTGCAGATACAGAAACGTTTGTACTAGTTACAGTCAAGTTACCTGTGATGCCAACAATTCCTGTTACATTTGTATTTGAAGTTATAGCAACATTTGTTGCAGTTACACTAACATTAGCACCACTAGTTACAACATTTCCTGTTACACCAAAATTGCCAACTAACGTTGTGTTTGAAGTAATTGCAACGTTTGTTGCTTGTACACTAACATTAGCACCACTAGTTACAACATTTCCTGTTACACCAAAATTACCAACCAATGTTGTATTTGAGGTGATTGCAACATTCGTAGCAGTCACGCTAACATTTGCACCACTAGTTGCAATATTTCCTGTAACACCAAAGTTACCTACCAAAGTTGTATTGGCAGCAATTGCAACATTCGTAGCAGTGACGCTAACATTTGCACCACTAGTTGCAATATTTCCTGTAACACCAAAGTTACCAACTAATGTTGTATTTGAAGTTATAGCAACGTTTGTAGCTGTTACGCTAACGTTAGCACCAGAAGAAATTACGTTTGATGACACATTAAAAATGGTGCCAACAACGTTTGTTGTTGCACCCGTCATTCTAACATTAGCGTTCAGGTCAACATTTGCAGTACTGTTTACTGAAGAACCAGTAAACCATAAATTTGATGAAAAGATTGTATTTGTTGTGACTGTTAAATTAGCTGGAGCCGAAACGTTACCACCACGTAACCCAGCATTAGCAACTATTACGTTTGCGCAAAAATTACCAGTAACATATGCATTACCAGTTGTTGTTGCACCAAAAGTGTTAGCTGCAGTTGTTACAACATTCGTTGACATAACATCAGCAATTTCATTAACTTTAACAATTGCAGCTGCCCATGTATCAGTTGCAATATTAATGTTACTTACTGGACGAGCCATTAACAATCTCTCTTAACTGTTGTACTTGTTGTTCTAATTTTGACAATCTTGCTTCGAATAATGAATTTTGTTTTTTTGAGTCTCTAAGCTGTCTGTACAACTGATAAGCCTCGTTGTTTGTATTTATCAGTACTTTCGTATTCTCATCATATTTAAAATCGTTCATGTTACACCGACAGTGCAACTACTCTGATATCATCGATAGCAGGCACCCTGTTAGTAGTATCTGCAAGTAAAACAATTTTGATTGCAAATGTTTTGTACGTGTCGTATACACCACCAGAAACACCAAAATATCTAATGATTTTATCGTTATTTACGTTCTTAAACACAGATGTTGGAACATTCATTTTTTCAATTAATGCGCCAGATGAAGTAAATGCACAATTTGAAGAAATTGTAAGCTGGGTTCCATTCGTGATTCCTGTGATTCTTTTGATATCAAATATTGAAGAATCGTTTGGATCAATTAAAATAATAGCATCAGATGTTGTTAGATCAGCTGTAAAGTTTGTTCCAACTCCTGTAACAGTAGTTGAAGTATTAGAACAACTAGCTACGCCAGCGACTACTGTTGATTGTGGTTTTAGTGGAAAGCTATATTCATATTCCCTGAAATCGTTTGGATTCAATGTGCTACTGATTACACTCGCATCTGTATTTTGAACTAGTTTAGTCCATGCTTTACTATCAAACGATTCTGAGTCAAAAGCACTAATAGCTTTGACATAAACCTCAACTTCAGTATTAGCTGGCTTATAAGCTGTCAAAAATACTTTAATATCTTCTGCATCTTGACCATCAGCAAGAACAATTTTTGTAGAAATATGTTTAGTGTTTGCTGAACCAGATGTTGTATGCTCATTTGTATTGGTGTTTGAGATCAAATGTTTATACTGAAGTGAGCTAAGTTGCAAAGTGTTAACAATTGGACTTGTTACACTATTTAATGATGAAAGAGTGACATTTGCTCTAAACGACTTATTACTACCAAATGAAGTAATTTCATTTGATCTAGAAGCTACAATTGCTTCATAATTTGGTAGATAATTATTGTCATTCAATTTAACTTGTTCATAGTTTTGTAGTACAAGATTACCTCCAACGTTTGCTGTAAAAGCATGTTGTACTGCTAAAGATGTCGAAGGTGGTGTCATTTTGTTAATTAAAGCTTGGTGGTAACTAACAATTTTATTGTCAATCGATTGAATTACAGCTGTTGCGTTTGATGTAAGACCAACAACTGTATTGTTTGCTTTAAATAAAAATGTTGTGTTTGCTGCATTTGAATCTGTTAATGTTAATTTTTGTGATTGTCTATCAAAAAAGTCACAGGTTCCAACCACAGGTGATTGCACTTGTCCTGCTGTTACGTTTACTGTAGGAGCTCTTTCAACAACCATATGGGTTGCATTTGTTACTGAAATTACCTTTACAAGATCAAATTTTGTTGCAGATACGTAGTTATTGTGGTTAGGAATTACAACATACTGACCTTGAGCAAATTGATTATTAAAAAGTGTTCCTGTTCCTGTTACGTTTGAGCTTTGTGTGTTTGCTATTAGATTACCTGTTAAAAACGTATTTGCAAAAGTATTGTTTGTTGTGATTTGCCACACCTTTTCCCCTTGAAGGAAGTTTTGGGAGACAGCATTAACAGTGAAAAATTCATAGTTTTTGTTTTGGAGCTCGACATTTCCTGACAAAGATGTAAAATTTGCTACTCTCAATGTCATTTTTAAATCTTCATTTTGAATAGCTGTCCATGCTCTGTTGTTCGTGGATCTAAACAAAACACCAAAGCCCCAATCTTGTCTAACAGTTGTACCTGTTGCAAGATCGTTACCACCACCTGCAGCAGTGAAAATTTGATAGTTTGGATTGTTTCCGTCTGGTATCACCACTATTGCATATTCAGTATCGGTTTTTAAATAGACTGGCTGAGGGAATGTAAACTTTGTTGCTGTCACACCTGTTGAACTGGTTTGAACATTGTCCGGATGTTTCCAGCAAACAGAACCAGGTAAAACAGTTCTTGCAGGATATCCATTATCTGTTTCTGTAATTTGAACAGTTACACCTCTTTGAGGATCTTTTGTTGCGAAGAACAAATCAACAGAAGTACAGTAGACACCTTCTGCTTGGCTAGCGTCTTGTCTAGGAATTATAAATGTTTGTGCAACAGGGTCCCAAAAAAAGGGTTCACGAGGCTCAAAAACAATTGGTGGTGTTACAGGATTAACAACAGGAGGAGGTTCAGCTGCTGGTGTTGGTGTTGTTTGGGGATTGAAATTATATGCATAGAAAATTCTTTTTGCGTATGTAGAGGCAGTATCTAGTGAATTGAAATTACTAACATCTGCTAGAACAAATTCTCTATCACCTGTAAAAAAAGTTGTTGTAGGTAGATGGAAGATACCAGCCAAAGAACCGTCTTGTGCCACTGTTAAAAATGTATTTGCTTGTTCTACTTGCGCAAGTGTTTGGCCATTTGGAATTAAATTTGTTTCAATACTGCTTCTTGTTGGTGTAATCGTTTGGAGATTTTGGATTGTAGCTGGAATAATTCTATTAGTTACGTATATTCCATCAAAATAAGCATAAACACGAGCACCTGGACGTAAACCGGTAGCATAAAAAGATATTGTTTGTTCTCTGATATAGGGAACAAAATCAATTGATGTTGAGAATTCTGCTACTCTCAATGACTCTCTAGAAGTATTAGTTTGGAATGTCGTTGTCATTTAAACCTGCATTACTGTTTAATTAGTTTCTTATGAGATTAACGGTTGTTCCCCGCACACGACCTTGTACACGACCCAAAAGTAATGAATCGTTGGTGCCTGGATTTACACCAGTGCCACCATCAATTTGTGGAAGATTGATTTGGATTGTTTGGTTGAGATTGATAGTATTTGTTGTTACAGCTGTTTCCTCAGCTTGAGGTGTGATTGCTACAGGGTTAACACGTGTTTCAAAGAAGTTGTCGTAAGAAGGAATCAATTCTAATCTGCCTGAAAAATTCCAAGCATCTTCTGCACAAAGCCGAGTTCTTGTGGCAAACGGTTGCTGAATGATTTCTCTTTCTGTATATTGTAAAGAAAGTGATTCCCCAGTTTGTTGTACGTTGGTTAACGATCTGATCTCGAGATCAATCTTTGTTTGTTCAAATCTTGGAACTAGTCTTTCTCTTGTAAAGTCGACCGAAGCTCTATATTCTGTACTTGACAAGTTAGCTAAAGCAAAATCTTTGAACGAATCAACAAAGATTCCATTCTTAAATCTATTGATTGTTGGATCTGCTTCGCTTGGAATCATTAAGTCTTTTGTTTGTTGTTCAAGTAAATTTAGTGATGTGTAATATTCAAGACTAGAGACTCTTCTTTCAAGAACATTCAAATCTCTCATCGTCAAACGCTCAACTTGATTGAATTGTACTTTTGTACCTGATGTTTGTCTTCCTGCAGTGACAGCTTCAACTGGTGTTAATGAAGGAAAAGGAGGAATGAATACAGTTCCAACAGTCATTGTTCCTGGTTGATCTGGTGGCTCAAACGGTTGAAGACTGGCTGTTCCATTTATTGCTATAGCTTGACCTGTTTGGGTCAATGCAATTTTATCAATTCTTCCTAAGTAATATTGTAGGTCGCAGGTAAACTTTGCATCTGCCCCAGGAATATATTTTTCTGAAGAACTAAATGCCTCTGTTGATGAGGGATTAACAGTTGCTGATCCAATCACTGTTGTATAAGCAGCTGTGTTTTGAACTTGGGTTCTAAAATCTATACTATCTCTTAGTTCAAAAGAAGTACCAGTTATAGAAGATGTATAAATTGGAACTTGCTCAGTTCTAATTTTATCACTTGGTAGTGGGATTGTAGTATCATCAATTGGATAAGAATCTATTGAGTAAAAGCCTTTTCCTCCTCCAGTAGCAGAGGATTGGAATACATTATATTTAACAAGCAAATAATCAGTTGCAAGAACGGTTCCAGAAACTCCTGGTTTTCTACGAAGGAGGCTGAGACCATAGTATCCATCGTTATCGTTTTTGACTAACTCAAATTGATCCGTAACATCTTGCGCACTTGTGACATAATCACTATTTGTTGATCTGGTGACTTGCACAAGAGAAACAGCATCAGGTACTCCCAACGACCATGGACCAGTGTTACTTGTAGAATGACTATTAAGATTTAATTTCACTAAACAATTTGCTTGAAGAGATTTAGTTAATTGTTGTGCTTGGTTAATTTGAACATTATAGGAGATAGAACAATTAGCACCTGTTGATATAGCTAAGTTATCTCCTATATTTACTGTTAACGATTGCTGGCCAGAAGCGACATTTATTGAACGTGTTGTTCTTTGTGAAATCGATATTGGTTTATTTTCAGCATAGTATCTTTTATATGTTTGTGTGGTTGCTGTTGTTGTAAATGCTGCATCCACTTCCATAGAAGTATTATTTTGGACAGCAGTCACTCTTCTAAATTCTGTGTTAGCTGAAATATATTCACCAGCTTTAAAGTCTGTCAAAAATGCTGTTGCGTTACCTAACACAGTTGTTGAAGAAGACGAAACGTTCACAGTTCCTGCTAATGCAGCAGCCGCGTTTGCACCTCCTCCATAGGTTAAAGTAACAATAAATTGATCTTCTTCAGGGGTAGATAAGTTTCCTGCACTATAAGGGAAATATTCATTTCCTGTAAGAGTTAATGTTAACAAACCAGTGTTGCTTATTTGTACATCATCTCTTTTTGTTCTGAACACAAAGGTCGTATCGTTATTGTTATTTAAATCTCGTAGTGTTTTGATCGCATTCTGACCAATAGGGAAAATCATAGCACTACGTTGTGCGTCATACAGATAGCACTGACCGTACTCGTCTAATACGATATCACAAACACCTTTGTAGGTACCATTTGAAAATACAGCTCTAACATCTGCAAAGTTTTTACCGGTATTCATTTTAATGTCATAAAGATACAATCTATACTGACAAACGTTTGTTCCTTGAATACCACTATTGTAAACAACCGCTCTAACTTTTGCTGTACCGATCTCACTACCTGGTGCAGTTAATGTTTGCTCTCTATCTGTAACACTGTTGGAAGCCGTGTCTCTTAGGCTAACAGCACCACCAATGTTAAAGTCAAAATTGCCTGAATATTCATCACAAATTACGTATGAGCCAAAATTTGTTGAGAGAATATGGTTCTGTTTTTCTCTTACATCAGTCCCCTTTCTCAAATAAACAGGATACTTACCGAGTAGTTCAGTTCTATAACCTTGAACGTAAGCTATACCTGATGATACCCAAGCCGTAAAGTGTGATTGATTAGCTTGCTGAGGAATAATAGTGAATGGTTTAACAACATAATCACCACTTTCTTCAGATGTTCTTTTTGCTAATTCAGCTCCGATAGAATTGAACTGTGTTTGTTGTTTTTGTTTTACTGGAACACCATTTTGGAATTCTGCTAGCATGAAATAATTGTTGGTTGTTGCTAAATTAGCAGTTGAAACAACGTTCAATGTTGGCTCTAACTTCAATCTGTAAGCGCCAGGAGCTCCTTCGTTAGAGATTCCCTGTGCATTATCGACAAGTGATGTATCAACAGAATTGTTAACAACGCTTTCAGCAACAACAAAACCTACTGTTAGGTTTGATGGGGTTGTTGAATATGGTGATATGATAACTTCTTGAGGGTCAACGTAAATGAAAAATCCTTTTTGGAAAATTACGCCATCAGAAACTCTAAAGCCATAACCAAGTCCTGTTGGATATGTTTCTGTATTTCCTACCGATGCGATAACATTTGCTGCTACGGTTACTGATCCAAAAAAGTTCTCTGCAGTAATAGAAGCTGAAACACCGTTAGCTGTTCCTCCCGTACTGTTAGCAACACCAACAGTAGGAGCTGATGTGTACCCTGAACCAGCAGACGAAAGAACTGCTGAAGTTATAGCACCTGATGAATTTGTTCTGACGAAACCAGCAGCACCAGAGCCACCACCTCCAGTAAATGTCAAAATATCAGCATTATTGTAACCGGTGCCACTATTAACTATGTTGAGTTGTTGAATAGAGTAATCACTTGGATAAACTGTTAAAATACTGTTGTTGCTGAATTGTGTTTCTCCATTCGCTCCAGCATTAACATATCTAACAAAAAGGGTGTTTAGGTTTGGGTTTTGACTTTCGAGACCAGACTTGTAGTTTAAAATTTTTGCTGTCAAATTTGAAGAATTTTCAACAACCCAACCATTAGCAAACTCACTAACATTGACAGGAGCACCGGTTGTTTCGTTGTCTTTAATTTTTACGAATGGGTATTTGTCAACAAATCTAAACGAACAACCTCTAATAATTGTTCCTTTTTCAAAAACGTTCTGACCAAACTCTTCAATTTGATTTTGTAGTAAAGTTTGTAATTGTGTCAGTTCTCTAGCTTGTACGGGAACTGATGGCCTAAACAAAATTCTATAATATTGCTTCGTAGGATCATAATCATCATAAAAAGGAGCAATGTTTAAATTTGTTGACTGTGCCATTTATTGTCCGTTACAATTTGAATACGAAACGTAGTGTTTCAGTTTGTGTGTTAGATCTACTAACAGGTATGATGTTCTCTATATATAACAACTCACCGGTGTATGGAACAATATCAGGTGGCACAACTATTGTAACATTTCCTGTTGCCCCTGAAGTATTTCCTACTAATTGATAGTTTTGAGAAATACTTGAAACTTGGAAAGTTTTTTTCGTATTTACAGCACTAATATGAGTACTGTTTGCTCCATGGACATATCCATTAGCAATAACAACACCTAATACAGATTGTTCTATCAACTCATCCTCAACAAACTGACCAGTAACTGATGCTATCGTCATTCTTGTCGTTTGATTGAACGTATCAAATTGCTTCACAACACCATTGTTTTGGATATTTGCTACTTCACAGGTAGCGTTTGATGTTTGTCCTCTAATTACTCCAAAACTACTATTTCCTGTTTCAAATCTTCCTTGGCAATTTGAAACCTGTAGAGCATTTGCTGTGTAACCAACAACAAATGCTGATGCAAACGTGTTTTGCTGTTGAATTGTTTCACCCACACTAAAAGATCCCACAACATTTGCGGCACCAAACACAACGTTTGCAAACAATGGGTCTCTCATGATTCCAATAGTGTGAAAGTCGTTATCTGTTGTTATTTGGTTTGATTCATTATTAGCAAAATCTATAGAGATGCCAATGTATTCAGAGTATAATTCATTATATGGATTAGCCCCATGTCCTCCAGGAGGACTAATGATTGCAGCAACATTTGCAAACACTGGTTGTACAACAGAATTAGAAAGAATGATTCCTGTGTTACCTTCTACTGTAACAGAAGTCCAACTATAACCTGAACCAGAATTACTTACTTCAACACCACTAATCGTATTCGATTGAGCATTAACAACAGCAATTGCTCTCAGACCTTGACCATCACCATCAACTGTTACGGAAGGAGCAATAACATATTGAGATTGGATTGTTGGCGTTATTACAAAAGCTGAGTCTAAAACAATTCGTCTAGAAGCTCCAATATATTCTTGAATTTTTCTTTGTTCTCCACTACCTGGTCCTGCTACAATTTTTACAGAACACCCTTTGTAAAAATCAGTGTTTGGACTAGCAGTTTCTATTTGTAGTTGGTGGATTTGATTATTACCGCCAACATCGATAGCAGAAAATGTTCCGTTAGTGTAACTATTGTAGCCAGCTCCGCCTGATTCAACTACAAAATGTAGGATACTACCACTAACAGCATTACTAACTACGTTTTGATTTGGTTCAATAGGAATAAATTCTGATAGACCAGGTGCAAATTTTTGTGTATTTGCAGATTGTACTGTATACATCCACTTCCACTTGTATCCATCAGATGTTTCAAACGAACTAACGTTTGCAAGAAGTCCTTCTGGAATTGTACCTGGATTGATTGTTGAATTAGCACCATAATTGTTCCAAATACACTTAAACACTTTGATATCTGAACCAGAATCAACTGAAACATAGAATTTTGTATTTGCTAGGTTACTAACTCTGTGGTCATAAAATTGATATGGTTGGCCAGATTGCCAATTGTTTCTTTTTACCATTCTTGTTATGTTTGTATTGGCAATTCTTTTTCCAGCAATCATATAATTATAGTAATCTTTTGTTAACAAATAATCAGTTGCCACAATATTTGTTGCAATATTATCGTTGGGAGTTGGTAGAGGATTACCTATAAAAACGTAATACGTATTGTTTGTTGATTGCATATTAGCAAAAAGTCGTTCAGCATTGTTAATATTTAAAATGCTGTTAACATGTTTAGTTGTCATTGCTATGCCGTTTGTACAAATGATTGAGCTATTGAAATTGAAGCATTAGCTTCAGATTGTCTATTTAGATCGCCAAACATTCTGTTTCCAGCAATGTGCAACAATTTGTTGACTACGTCTTGATATTTTTCTTTCGATAATGAAGATTCTATAACATAGCTAAATGCTTGATATCTATCATTATCATGAAGAATGGCTTGGTTCAATTTGCCACGATCTTGGATGAATTCTCCTTGTCCGTATCCTTGGTACACACAATTAGCAAATCCTGTAATGTTGAAGATATTGTTTTGTGTAGTCTTCAAAACAACTTGGTAACCATTTTCATATCCTACACCTGTGTCAATAATATCTAACTTAGTCGCAACACCATTTGCAGTAACAACGTTAGCTTCAACGTTAGCATTTAAACCTAAAGGCTTGCTTTGCGCGTCGATAGCTGTTGCAATACAATTTCCTTGTGTTGTAGAACTAAAGCCAATCACGTTTTGACCAACTGTAAACTCTGATGAAAATGATCTTCGATCGACAGTTAAGATTGTTAGAGATGAGTTTACAACATCTGTACTTAAAACGACACCTCTAGCTGTAGTAACAAATACATCTTGCTGAACATTTGCAACATTTGCTGTGGCTGATGTTGTTATTCCATGTATCTGATTCGCAACACCAGTTGTATTTACAAATGTACCTACTACATTTCCTAATGAAACATCTGTTGAGCTTTGAGCAACAACAACACCACGCGCTGTTGGCAAATTAATGTTTCCTTGATATACTTGCTCAGCTACATCAAACTGTGTATTACCTGTTAGATTTGTATATTGTAATTTTATAATATTTGTTGGTATTTGTTGTGTTAACTGTTCGCCAGGCTGGAATCCTGCTGTTGGATTTTCAATTGAAATTATATAATCTTGCTTATTATAACCGGCTATCACTGGTTCAACAACAGCCACAAATGGTTTTCGGTTGTAGTTTGACCCTGGATTGATAGATGATAGAGCGATGATTGTTCCAATTTCATATGTGTTTGCCCTCAAGCAATCATATATGATGTCGTCTAAACCACCATTTGGATTCTTAGGAAAGCCATATCCATAATCCATAACAACTTTAAGATTTGCACCAGAACCAACACCTCCTAACGTAACATTTGCATCATTATCGTAACCACTACCATTGATAGTCAAATTAATTGAAACAATCCCTCCAGTACTGTTAGTGACAACAACACCTTGAGCTGCTTGGGTTGGTGTCCCATTTGCTATTGTAACAGATGAAAGAGTGTTGCTATAACCAGTTCCACCAAGAGTGACTATGCTATTAGCTTGAGCAAGACAAAAACTATTTTGTCCTATTAACAAATTAGCTGTTGAGTTTCCTGTTTGGGTTGTATTGTTTGTATCAAATATTGTTATCACTGATGTGTTTGCATTTGCTGTTTCACCTTGAGCGATAATCAATCCTTTACCATAAGACAGTCCAGAACCATAAACCCGTGGTGGCCTCTGTACGTAAATTTCAGTGTTCGAAATAACTGAAGTAATTTTGCAAAAATCAAATGCTGTTCCGTTTGCTATTTGAATGTAGTCTTCTGTTTGGAATAAAAGGTTAAAGATTGTTGAAGCACCAACTATCCTTGTGTCATTTTGTTGAACAGAGACTGATCCCTGGAAAAAACTATTACTATTAGAAACTTCAAGTTGATCAACCATTTCAACTTGATTGAACTCTTCAGTATATGAAAATAATTTCTGAAAATTTACACGTTTACCAACAGCGATCGAGTCAACAAAACCAATGTTTGCTTCCTTACCACTAATTTTTTCATTCATAAACAACACGTTACCAGTACTTTTGTCCCTAAGCATATCTGGAAACAAAAACAGTTGTTCTTTTTCTGTGATCCCACTTATACTAAATGTTGCCCCTGTACCCGTGCTTTTCTGAAGAACGTTTGCAAATGCATTCGATGTTTGACCACGAATAAACGTTTCACCAGTTTCTAACGTATAAAAAGTACCAACAGGATTAAATATTCCAACACTGTTAGCCGTAAAGCCAATTATGTTGGCGATTGCCATGACATTTTGGCTTATTGTGACAGTTCTCGTTTGAGCGTTAGGTGTTGGTGTTGTTGTTCCAATGTCTGTTACAGTTGCAAATGAACCACCAGTAACTTGCACTTTAGCTATTGTGTGTGTTGCGTTAAGAGCAGTTGTTTCAACAATAAACCCATTACCAACGTTTAACCCACCAACATCATATCCTTTGATGAATGCGTTGTTGCTGATCGATTGCATATTGCCGATAAAAACAATATTTGCAAGATCTTGTTCAACGGTTTCAAACTGTAAGAAATTTACAGTAGTGTTTCCGACATTGTTTGCTGCAAGGACAATGTTAGACACTGCAATTTCTGGTGTACTTGTATAACCCCATCCTCTATCAATGATTTCAAAATCAACACGACCCGTTGCATCTACCGTTTCAGCTACTCTTGCTAAACCATTGACACCGGATGGAGAAGTGATATAGAACAAATCACCAACATTGTTATTTTTTCCTCCATCAGTAATATCAATAGACGTTAAGCTTCCCTTAACAATTGGTGCACCTTGTGAAGATCCACCTTCTACACCTATTTGCTCCCCAGCTCTAAATAAACCAACCGGTTTACTAATAAACGCAACATCAAAATTTTTACCACCAACATTGATTCTTACAACAGATTCAATAAACGCTTTAGAATCAGTTGTTGAACCAACTACCTGTTTTCCTACTAATTGTCTAGCCTTTTCAGATTGAACCAGTTCAATAAATTCTGGCTTGTACCAAACCCCATCTGAAGGCTTAAGAACCTCATCAAATGGGTATGAAATAGAAATATTGTCGTTATACAATAGTTTAAATAACAGTTCAAATGAACGTTTTGACCCTTTTGTATCATACAAATCTTTTGTATTTTTTATAAGATTGCGGATGCCCTCAGGATCTGTAAGTTCAACACCAGACAAATACTTTTCTTTGAAGTGGTATAGAAGTTCATTATCTGTTGTTTGAACGTTTTTTAATTCTGGTAAACGTCTTGTAATATAGGTTAGTTGTCCTTCTTCCTCCATCCATTTATAGAATTGCTCTATAAATGAAACAAATCCAGGACCATACTGATGATAAAACGCTGGTATTTGGTTCTTAACAGCTGATGAAAGTTTTTTATGTAATGGATTCACAGCTATTTCCTTACAGCTTGAACTGCGGCTTGATCCATGTCAATTTGAATTATACTATTTTGTTTGGACGAAATATCTTGATTTTGAGGTGTTGCGGTGAATGTAAGAGTTCCTGAAACAGATGAAATTGAAATAGCTCTAATATCAACTCTTCCTGTGTTGTAATCAATTAGGCCAGCATTTGCAGTAATTACTTGTGTCGTATTTGCTTGAAGACTGAATAATTGTATTGAACCATTTGAATCACCAAAGAAACAAGTATCTTTATTAAATGTGAATGCTGTACTTTGAAGAGATCCAGGTTCAATACTATTGTGAAACAGTGTTGAATAAACAGCGGTGCTGTTTTGCTTTAGTTCAATGGTTTTCTGCATTGTTAAAGTTGTTTCGTTGCTAACAATAGCTGGATTAACTCTATTGATAGCTTCCATTAATCTACTTAAATAGAGAGTTGTATTGAAATCCTCAAGATTAGTGGTGTTAAATTGACTGATTGCTGCTAGCACTGCTGTCTGTAGCTGAAAAGAAGAAACAAGGGTTATGGCTGGATCAAACTTGACCGTTGAGTTAACCCTAACATTAAGGAACTCTGGGTCAATGAAGATTGGTTGGATTGTTACAGGACTTCTGTTTTTCAAAAATGTTGAATATAAATCTTGTCTTCCCTTTGATACACCATCAGCATCAGCAAGATCAATTGAAAGAGCTACCTTACCAAACTGAGGAGGATCTAATTCATCCCCTCCATAAACATTTATTGCTTTGATTTCAGGGAAATTAACCTTTAACAATGTTTCGTAATCATTTACTGTGACAGCTCGTTCTCTAGTTTGGTACCATCTTGGTGCATAATATTTAATTGAAGAAACGGATTCTCTTGGTGCTCCCCCTGCAGAGTTTGAAGTTACTTGTACTTGAACATTCGAATAACCACCGATTGTTCCTGCAATCAAGTTAGCAACACCATTGGCAGGTTCTCCTACAGGAACCCTATATGATATAGAAATGAAGGCACCAGTGTCTGGTCTTCTACCAATTGTTCCATCTCCAAAAGTTACTTTGTACTTGGAGTTGTACGTTGTTTCTACAAAGAAAATGTTTGATTCATTTGTAAAATCCAACAAACTGGTTGCTTTGTTATAAGTAGAGCCCCCAACAGTAACAACAATACTTTCTGTATCTACGTTTGAATTGAATATGGTAAACTCTTGTCCTTGGTCATTATTGTTTGCAACATATGTTTCTGTAAATATAGGACCTTCATAGACCGAGATATTTGGAAGCGAGTATTTGTAAAATGTTGAGCCACCTGAAGATATTACATTAGACAAAGATAACACAAAAGGATCTATTGTTCTAAACGAATATGCAGAGTTTGCACCTCTGCTAGAAAATACAGTGTTTGCGGGAATTATGATAGAAGATGGGTTCTGGCCCGCAGGAGGTGTTACTGAAACTGTGCAAACAGCTCTTGAAGATTTTTGTGATCTTGGTGTATAACTAAGTTCTTTTGCGTGAGAGGCAATTGCATCGTATGTTTGAGCTGAATCAATGAATCCTTCATTGAAAATCATATTGAGCATATAGCCATTTTGTTGTGTGTTGTACGCTAACAAATCAACTAGCGCTGCTAAATTTGATCCTTCAAAATTATAATCTGTAAACTCACCTTGTTGAGATAAGTAAGCTCTTAAAGAATTTTTAATACCACTAAAAGATAAATCGTTTAGTAGCAATACTGTATTGGCCATTAACGTAACCGTTTCAGTGGTAAGTTGATTGAAAACACATTGTTATTGTTATTTATAATCTTAAATCTAAGGTTTACATCATAAGAATTTTCATCATAGTTTGGTTGCACAGAAACATCAATTAAATTACATCTAGGCTCCCATCTTTTCAAATTTGTTTCTATCATATCCTGAAGAAGGATAGAAGTGGTTCTGTCCATTGGTTCAAACAAATATTGCTCAATACCAATACCAACATCACTGTACGGTCTTTCATACGATCTTGTAAAAAATAAATTGAGAATAGCGTCTCTAACATTTAGCTCATCAACGTTTACAACGATGTCGTTATTAATTGGGTGTTTTTTAAACGTTCTTCCGATACCTTTATATAAAATTGGCCTTTGATTTAACTCAGTTTTTTCCATTTTACTTTGTTCTATCTATAAACTTATCGGTTGCAACAACTATATTTTTTGACCCAGCGTCCCATGTATAAATTTTAAATCTGTTTCTCCCATATTTAGGAAGAATGTAAGAGCAATGAATCCAACATCTTTTTGGATTAGAAGCACTGTATTCAATAGCCAATTGATCAAATTCACAAAATGATTGCATCCATTTTGCAATTTCTATTGATTTTGTAGGATCCCCTGAAGGAGAAATCAACTGCAAATCAACTGCCATTCCTGCGTTGTGTTGTGAACCTCCTGTTCCAGAACGAAATCCACTGTTTATCCTCAAATCACCAGGAAACTGTGTCTCAACTCTTTCAACAACCTTTTCATTCAACGCAAGTAAATTGTTTGTAATGTCCAGTCTAGTAAGTGTAAGTTGACCAGCTCTTGATGACCATTTTTTTGAGTTTGGAATTGTGTGAGGGAACAAAGCTCCGGTTGATAATTTTTGAATAATAAGATCTTTTTTTACTGGTGACATACTAACACTCCACTGGTTTTCTGACGCTTCTAAGATTTGTTGTAGATAAAGGTCGTCGGTTTATAGTTACATTGTTTGATTGATTTCCCCCTACCCATATTAAACTATCATTAACTCTCTCATAGCCCCAGAAAAAAGCAACATGGCCTGTACCCCCAACTCTATCAAACACTACAATATCTCCTCTTTGTACAGACCCGGTTCTTATCAACTGTTGTGCTGCTTGGTGATTATCTTGAATATAAGCATCTCCATAATTATCATAACCAGCTGCAGCTAATGTTGGATGATATTTATAGCACGTACTTCGTAGCACATAGCCTACGAAAGCAGCACACCATGGTGTTTGTACTCCTGCTACTTGAAATCCTACACTTTTATACGTATTCATAATATTTTCTCTAGCTTCACTTGAACCGTTCTCTCTCCATAAACCATTGTTAGCATCTGCAATAACTTTTTCTAAAAAACCTACAATGTTATGTTTATAAGCATTATTATTATTTGGATCACTACATTCTGGGCCACATTGAGGTGTAGTATCTTCTGGACCAAGTATAACATCACCACCACCTCCAGCAAAACCCATTGCTTGATTGAATGGGCTGCTTTGAATAAATTCAAGATTGGCACTTTCAATAGAACGTTCTTGTTCTCGTGTTAACCTTCGAAGAAAAGTATTAGGTACATTAGAAGTGCCTTCTGCAGTATTTGCTAAAACATAATTTAATTCAATATTTGGTGCTTGTAGATGTATTGTATCATTAGATACTACATAACAATTTGATGTAGATTGGATATAACAAGGTTGATTGCTCTTTATATCAATAAAGCCATTACTGTAAAAAGTAACATTACCTCCTGTGTAGCTTATCTTATTTTTTGCTGTAAGATCATAAGAATCACCAACAGTCCTCAAAACAAATCTGCCACTAGAATTGATTTCTACAGAAGAACCACTTTTGTGAAAAATTAATATTCTTTCGTTTTGTGGTGTATCATCTATTTCAATAACGTGACCAGAGCTTGTTTTTAATACTTTATTATCAGTATAAACTGGATCGGCTGCTGATGAAGGGCTAAAACCAATTGGCGGTAGAGTTACTCTTTCTGGTGTTTTTTGTTTTGCATATCCGCTAACATCCCCTTTACCACCAAAAGTACCCAACACAAATGGTTGTTGTGCGTATTTTCCATCTAGAAAAAAACCAATTACAGCACTATCAACTTGAATACCCGTTGGCGAAATGCCAATACCGTCCTTTGCAGCACTTTGGATAGGTTGCATAACTTGTGCCCAAGGTATAAGATCATCATCAATAGAATCATAGAAAGGAACTGCTTTTACCTTTATTCTTCCAGCCTCGTCTGGATCATTAACATCGATAACTCTACCAATGAACCAAATAAACTGTTGATTGAATAAAAAAGAGTTCAACATTTACTGCTCCTGCTGTTGTTGCTGCTGTGGTTCTTGAGCTTGTTCAATTTCTTCTTCATAACCAAACTTACACAATTGTAATGTTTGATTGTAAACAGCTGGTGTTGAGTCCTTTCCAATTATTGTATGCATGATTTTTGTTATCAAAAATCTTCCATTCAATAAGCTTTTGTCATTAACTCTAATATCTTCTTGTTCAGTATGTTCAGTATTTCTCTCAAACGAAACATCACAACACGTTCCAAGTTCAAAAATAGAGGTACTTCTAAATTGAGCAGCTTCTATTAAACATGATGAAGAAAGAAAAAACTCTGCTGCTTGTTTTTTAAACAGTTTATCTTTCAATGTGTCCATATAAGATCCATCAGTTACTGGCAAAAATATTTTGGGTCCATAAGTTTCTGCTTCGTTACTATTTTGAGAAGAAATGAAACTGTCTATTGTTTCTTGTTCAAAAATTGGATGAGAATTCACAGACGTGAATAACTCTTTGTTTATTGTAAATTGTTCTTCGTCATTCTTCCATTCTGTCGACTTACGATTGTAGATGTCTATTGGATAAACGGTACCGCACAATCCTCCTTGATTAATTGCATTATACAGATCAAACGATTGATCTATTTTCAATATATGAATTTGTGTTTGAGTAGGTAATGCTGTTTCACCTTCTAAATTGTGCGATAATGATAATTTTGGTATATTATCGACATTTTCAAGCATTTTTTTTATTGATTTAAAATTGAAGCCTTTTTTGTTTTCAAAGAAAACAAATGGGTAGCCGTCACTATCTACAGCTAATTCTCTTATATTGTTAATCACTTCTATTATTGGTTGCTTAGTCGCTAAAAATTTCACGCTTCCTTCGGAATTATCTTTCTCAATTTCAGGAATGGATTGTTGATTTTCATACTTCATGTGGCTCTTTACAATGTCTTCAATAATCTCAGACATTGTTTTATCATCCCAGCCTTTGCAAATATTTTTTGAAACAGAGATCATCATTTCAGGACTACAGAACAAGTATTTTACTGTTCTCACCCCACTAGCAGCAACAAAATGATCAACAGCTGAATATACTATAAACGTCTTTGCAAATTTATTTTGTTTAGTTTGACCATCGGTGTCTTGTTCATCGAATGGACTTGTTATTTCTATTCTAATTGCTACAGGAAGAACAATTTCTTGTAGAATCTCATTCGTAGCTTCAGAAAAGAAATGGCCATACATAAATTGTGAGGAAAATGATTCACAAATGACAAATTGGTTTATTACCGGTCCAATAGTAAGAGTGTAATTATATCTACTATCCTGAACAGATACTTTAACATCAACACTGTCCATACTCATATTATGTCCTAATCAATGTACTATGTTGGTCTACAACGCGAGAGATATAGCTAGGCGATATCAACGATATTACTTTGTTATTGTTATTTTTTTGGATTTCATAATCATAATAAGATTGCTCACTCCAATATTGTTTTTCAGCTGATGATAAAGAGTCGTATCCGCCTTTTGAAAGTTCGTATCCTACGTAATTGTATGCATAATTTATTGTTCCTTCATTATTGTCAATAGGTTTCCAATATTTTTGCAATTCTGGCGCTAAATTATTATATTGTTGTATTGACAATGTGTTACTTGAAAGTTGTTTTAGTTGTATATAATTATATGTTGTAGCCCTTGCATACACAAAACCAGATTGATTTGAAGTTTTATACTTGTCTTCTATAAATTGTTCAAATGTTAGATTGTCCATAGGCCACTCAAAGAACGGATCTATTGTTACATTGAGAGTTAAAATTAGCCAATCATATTCTGGTGTACCATACATTCTTCTTGAAACAATATCTGGTCTTTTATCAGACTGTTGAATGGTGTAGAATTGACAAATAAAAGGATCACCTCTTATTGCATCAACTATAGCTATTTTTGATTGAAACCGTTGAATTGCTGTTCCATTGTACCTAATGATTGGCCAATTTTTGAAAAGCTGGTTGCTTGGGTTTATAAATCTACTCATCTAAAAGTCCAGTAGGAATTTCTTGTGATTGAAAACCAGCTTGTTCAAATTCTCTATTACGTGTAAAGTGCTTTTTAAACATAATTCTATTTTCCATAACTGTCATTTGAATTGTTGTCAAGATGGGATAATTTGTGCCTGTAAAAAAACCAGCTGGTAAGCTAGCTTCATCAAAATGGTCTATTTGTAAGGATTCGACATAACCAAAATGCATTTCAGGATTAAAGATAGGTTTTAAATTTCCTTGATCATCCAAATATAACATTCTCATTCGAAGTTCGTTAGGATACTGTATTACTAAATTTGATGCATCAAATGAACTCACAATACCATCAGCCCCAATTAATGTATTTCCAATTGCTTCATTTAAAGTTAATGAACCCACTGACGCTGCGCAACAAAATTTCATAATTTCACAAATTGCTACTAAAGTTTCTGCTTCTGTTTTATTTCTTGGGTGAAGTATCCAGGTAAATTGAAATTCTCTATTTAATGGCCGCTTGTACATAACCAAAAAACCACGATTGATAATTCGTTGATTTGTGCTTGCTAATAGATTAGCAATATCAATACCTCCTCGTGCCATACCAGCTAATCTTTGTATTGCACCCATTGGCGTTATATCAGATGCTTGAGAATATGTAAGTTGAACAGCTCCTTCAACTGCAGCAAATAAAGTATCTAAAATTGATGTTGCTTCAAAATCATGCTCAAGTTTTCCTTGTGTGAAATTCATTGGAATTGGTAAAAAAATGTTTGTTAAAGGTGTTCTTCCATTTAATTGTCCAGGTACAGAATCTATGTTTAATGGTGTAAACCTAGCATTTTTTAAAAATGTCAATTGACAAAAATATCTTGTTTTATCTACTAAACTATTAGGATACTCAAAATTTAGAACATCACCAGTTTGTTGTTGAAATTCGAACCTACTATTAATTATATTAGATTCAATAGGCAGACCAGTTAATGATTCTGAAACATCTGAAAAACTTTCAAAAAACCCTTGAAAAAAGTTACTAATTTGATTAGCGCTTTGTTCTAAAACTCCCGTCGTCATTAAAACAATCCTTTTCGTCTTTTTCCTACAACGCGAACACTGTCACTATGTATTGTACTTTCAGTGGCTTTTTGAAATTGAGCTAACGGTAAAAACAGTGCTATGTCCCATTCAGAAGGAGCAACGAACAAAAATTTTGATCGTACGTTGGTAAATAGATATCTCTTATAACATGGTTTGAAAGCTTTGAACGACTTGAATCCATTCAACAGTGCATAATTGGCTAGAATTTTTTTGTCTGGTGTAAATTCTGGTGTGTTTGAAATTGCATATAACTTATCCATCAAAGAAGCTCTTAACATCGATGGTAGATAATGTAAGTTTAGACCAGTGAAGCCGTTGAATGTGAACGATAGTGTTAGTAACAATGGATAAGCATCATAATAAGGCAGTTGATCTTTTGTTTTTGGATCATATCTAAACAAATACATTGAACCAACAGTTGGTGATTCGTCTAATCTATGGACTTTGTCTGCAACAAGAGCTCGTTCGCTGACATCTGGAACGTCTTGAGCTCTTCTTCTGAACCAATTTTTGGCTTCTTCATTCTTACCTGGAACAAAGCCCTTTTCTTGAGCTTCGCTGAGAATTTGATCAAAAATTGTTAGTGTTGACGCTGCCATTACAACTTAAGATCTTTTTCTGTGATGATTCTAAACTTCCAGTTCTTATTTATACAATACTGTTTCGCAGCATCCCATTTTGCTTGGTTGATTGCCCATATCAGTATGTCTCTTAGCGAAGCCTTTGTCACTTTACCTTTTTGGGTTTTTTTCACGACCGGTTCTTTTGTTTGGATAGATGGTTTCACTTCAATCATTTCTGTAATCAATTGATCGTCTGCTGTTTTTATCTCAATAATGAAGTCAGGAAAATATCGATGAACCTTTTTATCTTTTGGTGATCTGTAAGGAACAAACAATTCTTCGCTCTGCCAACTAACTACAGAGGGATGATTATCTAAAAAATTCATCATTCGCAGCTCGAGAGAACTTCGATAAATAATATTTTTAGCATTGCCCTTATACTTATGAGGATTTTTTGGTTTGAAATATCCTTTGTAACTCATATTCCTCTTAACGTCTACCCATTTCAAAAATATATGTAGGAAGAAATGTCCAATATAAACTTACAACAATTCAGACAACAAGTAACAAGGCCTCAAAGGCTAGCAAAATTTGAGGTATTATTGTATCCAACCCAATCTATACTTGAAGCTGCAGGAATTACGAATGCAGAAAATCTTCGATATAAGGCAGAAGCTGTTCAAATGCCTAGTATAGAATTCAAAAATCAACTTTCTATTCCAAGATATGGTTTTGGTTTGATAGAACCGTTTCCTTCTAGAGCAGAATTTCAACCGATTGTAATAAATTTTATTATTGAAGAAGACAACCACGAAATCAGCAAATTAATGTATAATTGGATACAAAAGATCTTTTTTGTTTTCAGAGAAGAAGTGTCTTTTCGTGATATTTATACTATTGGTTTTAAAGAAGATTATAGTTGTACAATCGATATTATAGCACTGTCTGAAGGAGGAGAAGAAACACAAAAAATATCACTGATATCTGCTTTTCCAGTATCTATTGCGTATAACCCAATGTCTTGGAATAATTCAACAGATTATCAAAATATGATAGTACAATTTAACTGCTTGGTTACTAAACTTTATTTTAAAGAAATTTTAAAACCTGGCCAAAGTCCGGTAAGTAACAATATCAATACCACCAACACACTATAGTATAAAGGATAGATTATGATAAACTCACCACACCCATCATTCGAATGTGAATTACCGTTTTCAAAGCAAAAATTAATGTTTAGGCCATTGACAATTAGAGATGAAAAAATTCTACTTTTGATCGATGGGGATGCAAAATCTAAGCTTAATGCATTGAAACGCGTTTTGTGCAATTGTTTGCTACAACCTGCAACATTTGATTTTGACAATCTCCCTTTTGTTGATTTCCAATATGCATTCATGTTTTTAAGATCAATTTCTGTTGATGAAAGCATTGAAATGTATGTTACAAAAGACGATAAAGAATACAAAGTAAATATTAAAATATCTGATTGCAAATACAGAAATTTTGAGACATTTCAAAAGCAAAGTACTATCAAACTATCAAAAACGGAAGCTATATCTTTTTCACCACCAAAAGTTAAGAATCTTGAAGTCAATACTATAACAAACGGAACTGTACTTGATTTGATTGCCAGTTGTGTAGATCAAATCTACAATAATGACAAAGTCTTAGATTGTACTAATTTTGACCAAAACCAAGTTAACGAAATTTTCGAAAGTTTGCCTTCTAAATTTCTTCCAAAGATAACCGCACTTTTTGAAAACCAACCACAAATTTATTTTGTGGTTGAAGTGGGAGATGATGACAATAAAGAAACGGTAGAGGTATCAGAATTTAATGATTTTTTTTAGCATGTTTTGGATATTTGAATCCTAGACATTTTTACAACAACATTTTTGTTTTGAAAGATGGGTATGGATGGTCGATGTCTGATATAGAAAATTTGTACAGGTTTGAAATGACAATATATACAGATTTAATCAATATTAAACAAAAAGAAAAGTAGTGTTAAATGGCTGTTGTTGCGTCGTTAGCTCCAAGATTTAAGATTCCAAAAAATGTATTTTTTGGCAATCCTGAGCCTATTGTTAAAAGATCAGTACTATTTCCAAGCGTAACACAACCAAACCAACTAAATAATCCTCTCCCTACAGATGGTGTAAGTACTTTACGCAATTCAATCACATCTAGAAAACCAACTGTTGTAGAAAGAACAGTGATAAAAATAAGAGATATTTTTAAAGGAATGATACCCGTTAGAAGCGACAATTCTCCTGTACCAGGAGAAGCGCTTGTTACGAAAGGGGATAGTATTTCTAGTATTGGATATCATGTTTTACGATCTTTGTCTCAAGCATCTCGTGCTGTTCGGTTAGTAAATTATGAAACTGTCAAAAGAATAGTTGATGTTATCAACAAGTTAGTTCATAGTTTTGACATGACTGATGAGCAAGGAAGTGAAGGACTGGACTTAGGTTTTGGTTTAGGGGGAAGAAGAGGCCGCTTTGGAGGTAGGGGGAGGCCCGGAAGGAGACCCGGAAGGAGGCCTGGAGGGAGACCTGAAGCAGGAGGAGAGCAAAGAAGGAGAACAGGTGCTCCTACTCAAACTGGACGACAAGCTGGACAACAAGCTAGACAACAAGGACGAAGAGCAAGATTAGGTTCTCCATTACGCACTGATGCACCAGGAAACGCCCAAAATCAAATAAGAGCTCAACCAACACCAGGTGCTACAATACAAACACCAGCTCGTGCTGTAACCGGTTCTGCCGCATCAGCTACACGGTTTGGCGCAAGAGCTGGAGCAAGTTTAGCAAGAGGTGCATCAGTTTTTGCTAGAGGTATTCCGTTGCTTGGTCCTGCAATCGCCGGAGCGTTTGAATATGGTCGTTCGGGGAGCTTGCGCAATGCTGGAATTGTTGCAGCTGCGAGTGCTGGAGGACAAGCAGCAGGAGCAGGTGCTGGCTTGGTTACAGGTGGAGTAGCATCACCATTTTTAGCTGCAGCAGGAGGATTAGCGGCAGAACAAATAGCTGTGCAAGGACTGATTGCAGAAGAACAGAGAAGAAATAGATCAGTAAATCAACAGACACAACCAATTCGACAAAGACAACAAGCACAGCAAAGACCCCAATCTGCTCCTTTTTCCCCACGGAGTAGACTTGGTCGAGCAGGCCAAGTTAGTCGAATGCCTTTGATGCCTTCAAATCAAATAAATCAATTAAATCAAACAGGTCAAACAGCAATTGTAGCTGGAGGATTTGCTACTCCACAAATTGCTGAAGCAATCCTCACCCCACAGACTGCTAATTTTACTTCTCTTCGACCATCCTCACCTTCATTGTCTGTTGCGCCGCCTGAAAATATAATGACACCAACACCTATTCAGCAACAGCAATCACAAGGACCAAACGAGCAACCATCTATTCCAAACAGCCCTCCAAATATGAGGAATGTAAATATTCAACGACCTACTCTTGAAAAAAATGAAACAGTTCCATCACAATCTTCATCAATACCAACACCACCTAAACCTCAAAGAAGAGTTGGTGAAATACCAAATCATCAATTTCCTAGCGGTAGTTTGCTGCCAGTCAATAGACATGGATATAAAGATGTGCTAACACCATATAGTGAAATATCTGGTTCTAGAGCATTTATTTCATATTAACGTTCTAAATTTGGCACACAATTTTGCCAATGCACTGCGCTCTAGATCTGTAATCGGTAGTGAGAGAACTTGAATTTCCCCATTCTCGAGCGCAAATAAAATCACACAGTTATTGATTTCAATGTCATACAGATCCTTTACCATTTCACTATATGCAGTACACTGCAACAAATACTTCTTCAATTTATCAACAATGATCTTTGATTTGTTTTTTGCTGTTTTGAAATCAATGATCGATAATTTACCATCATACTCAGCAATACAATCAGGAGTTCCTGCTATCAACAGCCTTTGTGAATACAGAGGAATTTCGACACCATGTATGTTGTCAATTTGTTGATCTAACACATTCTTCATTTGAAGAAACATATTGAAATTAGAGTTTTCATATGAGTCTTCTGGAACAACTATTTGTTTATTCAGCAAATAATCTTCACAGTATCCATGAACAGCTATTCCTCTCGTTGTAGCTGCTTTTGTTATTTGATTTGCTTTTTCATTACCAACGCGTTGGCGCCACTTGATCAGACCATCGTTAGATATAGTTTTGGATAGAACATTAGTTATCGAAAACAAACGTTCATCCCTACCTTCCATCAGGTAGTATCGTCCACATTGCTCACCATCGACTCTTTTTAGTTTTCTACTAGGAAGAAAACAATGATTGAACTGCTTTTGAGCTAGGTGTAACTGCAAAGTCATTGTACTCCGTAGACTGCCAATTGATAATAAATTCTCTCGCAAAATTTGACCTTACAATGTCTTCAATTTGAAAGTCTACTTGCTTGAAGTCATGCATTTTTTTAATTGTTTCAATCAGTCTAAAGAATCCTGATTTTTGGTTTCGAAGATCGTTCTGTAATATATCTCCACAAAGAACAACTCTACAGTTTTGTCCAACCCTTGTCAACAAAGAATACAATTCGTGTTCTATCATGTTTTGAAACTCATCGATGATAATAACACAATCTTCAAGCGTTATTCCTCTAATATATGACGTTGACATCACTTGAATATACTGACTATTTTGTAGTTGTCTGAAAGGAGGTATCTGACTTTTTGAATCAAATAGTTTTTGACAGATTTCTACATACGGTCTTTCATATTCAGACATTTTTTCTTTGTGATTACCAGGAAGAAAGCCTATGTCCCTTGTAGATACAGCAGATCTTACAATTATTACTTGCTTGTATTGAAAAGTATTAACAGATCGTAAAGCCATAGACAAAGCTAAAAATGTTTTACCCGTTCCAGGGAAACCAGACAACAACAAATGGTTTCCTTTATCGTAAAAATCAGTAGCTAGCTTTTGATTTCTTGTTTTTGGAACAGCTGGGCAAAAACAATCCATAATATCTACAGTGCATGTTTTTTTCTTAGACATAGCTTCTCCCTTCTGTAGGGAATTTAATTTTAATTTTCTTTGAAATCGCCTATTAGACATCAACTTTTATACATTAACAGTTGAGCCTCGGTAATATCTTTTAATTGAGTTAAACTTTTCTGTCAATGCTGGATGTCGTTTAGTAATTCCTGATCTAATTGGATCTGTTATAGAAACTTTTGTAATCAACTGTTCTAAATGAGGTTGTTCTCTTAAATATTGTTCCTTTTCTTCAATTGTCATCATTTGTTCCCAAATTTCTTCATTCTCTGTATTTCTAAACGTATATAATGGCATTTGTACCTCTTACTTTGAATCTGATATTTATAAAAAAAGGCGCCAATCTGGTTGGCGCCTTTTTAGTGTATTAACGTTATCTACCGCTTGGAATAACTTGGAAAAGACCAATCATCTTCTTCATCATCTTCAAAGAATATTGATAGATCTTTTGTTCTCAAAGCCCTGTCTTGTTGTCGTTTTGATTTTCGATCCTCCTGAATCAAAGGTTTATTTTTCCTTTGACTATCTGGATCATAGTCATAACGCTGCTTAATTTGAGAGTTCCTTGATTTGCTCATCTAAAATACCCGGAAATGCTTGTGTAACATTTAACTTAGTTAATCCTTTCGGTAGTTTCTTTTTAAGAAGTTGAAGTACTATTTCTGCATCACGATAATCAATCGACTCTAACATATCGTTAAGGAGTCTTTCAAGAGCTTTTTTATCCACATCATGTTTTTGTTTTACAAAAAGGTATAGTAACCTAACCCTATTGTAAAGCATTCGTTCCATTCCTGGAATATCTTTTGATTTAAACGATGGACAATCTTTCAAGACAAATTGCAATCGTCCATCAATCATATATCTAAGTAATTTCCTCAATGCTGGAGTGTCATGCTTTCGCAAAAGCTCCACTTTTTCAATATCATCCTCACAAGATTCAATTGCACTGAAGATTTCAAACATTGGTGTATATGGCATACTTTTCTTTCTTAAAGATAAACAGTAGACTTTTGAAAAACAATTACATGCTTGAGTACTTCAATCATTGATTTAAGGACTGGCTTTGAAATACCACTGTAACCCTCAATCCGATCTTTATATGCATCTACAAGTTCTTGGTAAATGGGCTTGTAGTAGCCTGCAATTTGGCTCTGAATTTCAGGAGTTATATTATATTTATTATACAAATCACTGTATGCAAACTTTGCTCTGCCATTTTGTCTTAGTTGAGAAAAAACCTCATCGATCGATTGCTCTACGATACTGAGCCTTTCTTCAACGATCTTTTTGAATGGCTTAGGTTGGGGTTGGATTTTGGGTGTCAAAGCAATTTTGTTAACAGTGCTGATTTTCACCTTCAACCTAGAATGCCACCTTTGAATTGCATCCTTAGGAATTGGCTGATTGTTGATCAGCATCGAAGCGAAAGCCCAATCTGTCGATGTCAGTCTTTTTTGCAGCTCTGTCTTGCAAGCCTTGGCTACCCTGCATGATTCTTTCATACCTTTTGAATCAAGATACTGAACAACAGCATTAAAGGCATCTGTTTGGTCCTCAAACATCGTGTTGTACCAATTCAATTGTTGTACAAAACTAGTTTTTTGAGGGCAATTGTCCCCAACAGACTTTTTGGCTATTACACGACGAGTGGCCTTCGTCTGCCTTGCAACTTTCTTAGGCTTCTTTGTCAGTTTGGTTGTCGACTTCTTAGCCATTGTCATCTCCTATGATGGATATCATAGCAGCGTTGATCTCCCTTGTCAACGGTCTAGGTTTGTACTCTAAAATAGTTTCCAGCCGGCTTTCGAATTGAGAATACATTTTCTTTATTTTGCTTTAATGTTGATAAAAGACTGAACCATTGATTTTCTCTAGAATTCCAATTGTATCTTGTGTCGCAATAAACTTTTTGGAGATGAAGTTGATTTTGTAGTCCTGGTAAATTGTCTGAGTTTTTTAACGATTCAATTGTTGTATCTAGAAAATCGTGAAACCTTTGCGCATGTTGATTTGCATCTTCGGTCCATTGATACATCGATGTCAAACCACCAGACGTCTCTATCAATGCTCCATAATTGGGATGAACACAAACTAATTTGGCACTCATTGCTTCCATCAACGTCATGCAAGAAGATTCAATCCAAATTGATGGGTAAGCAAAAATGTGAGCTTTTAGTAGTGCTTTTCTAACTTCGCTGTTAGGTTTGAAACCATGATAGTTAATTTTTGGATGGTTTCTACACTTCTCAAAAAGTTGTTCGTACTGCTTGTCTCTGTCTCCCCACCCATAGATATTGAACGATGAAAATACATCTAGTTCAATATTTGGGTGTTTTTGTTGAAGGACCTCAAACACAGGAACAAGAAGTTCTAATCCTCTATGAGGAGTAGGTGTATAAATCAATCGAATCGTGTCTGAATAATCTTTTTCACAATCATCTAATGGAACAATGCAGTTTTCAAGGACGATGCTTTTTGAAAAAGGGACGCCTAACACTTGATTGAACTGCTGCATCTGCCAGTTTGAATTGAAGATTAATAGATCGAAGTTTTCCCACCCTTGGTTTTTGAGGTGTTTTGAACATTCAGGATCATTAGGTAAATCATGATGCCAATACAAAATAATTTTTGATTTGTCTAATGGCTCGTGGACTCTTGATACAAAGATTTGGAAGTCATTCAAAAGGTCAGGGTCTCGTCGTTCCATCCTTTCTACTAAACCATGTTTCAACAATTCTGTCCCCCCCATTGCATTTTTGGACAGCTCATCATAAGCTAATGGCATTATTACTCCTTTTCACGTTTCCTATGTTCTGAAGTCTTAAAATATTTTGCAGTTGCGCCAAACATGTCTTTTACGAACCCTTTAATAGATTCATGTTCGAGTTTAAATGATAATTTTGGAGGTTTTTTAGTAACAAACAAACCTTTTTCTTTTGCAGCTACAATAGAAGGCGCATTGTCTGGAACAAAATGTGACTGTCTTCTGACTAACCTACTATCTGGTCCAACACCATGACTTTCAATTTCGTCGAGATATTTATGAAAATCATGCGAATGATGATGTCTCATATGGTGTTCAATATGGTGTTTGATATGATGAGGAACATCAGATTCTGCCCAGTGAAAATGTAAGTGATGGTCTTTATCTCTATGCACATGGAATGCTAGATTGGAAAACTGATCTGAACCTTTGCTTTTTACATCGATTACAAAAGACCCATGATGTTGAACGTGTTCTCCAATTGCATGAGCTAAACGATGACCCTCTTCAGTTATATGACCTTGATGATGGACAACCACAGCATCAATTGAACGGGTATTTTTTGGCTTCCAATTCACAGCAAGTGGCACATCGCCCATGCCGTAATTAACTGATTTTTCATTTTTTTCTGTTCCGGATGGTCTACGCCTCACAGAAGCTACTATTCCTTCTGCATTGAGATGAGGTGCTGCATGAGCAACATGATGATGAACATTTTCTGGGTTCACCACTGTGAAAGACCATCCAGAATTTTTACTCTTTCTAGTCATAATCCCATGAGCAATAACTGTTTCTTCCTCATGATCTTGATGACGACTACCATCTGAAACAATAATATCCGGAGCATCTCGACCATTTTTAGCTCTGCCAATACCAAATGATACTTTATAATGATGAGGCATCATTTCTCTAATCACGTCAGCAGCTTCAATTTCGGCTGATTTTCCTGTCTCCATTCCTGATTTGTGTGATTTTCCCCGTTCTTCCTCGCGAGGCTCCTCCTTTTCGCCCTCAGGTTTGTTGGGCTCGTTCTCCATTAGGAATTGCTTGAATGTGATCATTATTTGGAGCATTTCTGGTTGCTAAAGACAGATTATTTATCTTAAACCGTCTCCACACTGACATAGCACAATCCCATGCAACGATACTGTCTGTATCCTTTTTCTCAGTATGATCATTTTGTTTATATTTGTAATTAATTAGACTTGGGTTTAGAGTAATTTCTCTTTCTGACCTCTCTCCGCTTTTATTGAAGTAGACAACAGTGCAAACAGAGTTTTCGAGCAATTGTTTCCATTGTTCAACAGTATTCATATTCAATCCTTTCGATACCACTCTGGTGGATTTGTTTTTGACCATTTAGGTGCTTTAGTGTCGTTGTTCCATTTTACGATCAAAGCATCTTTATATGCTTTATGGACCGGTTCGTCTTTGAAAATTGTACAGTTTTTGAAAGCTGTCATTGATGTTCCGTCATTAGGACGGAGCCAAAATGCTTTTCTAATTATTTCTTCAGATTTGTGGTGTTTGGAGAATCTCCGTTCATATTCTAAACACAGTTGAACACCATGTTTATACAGCCACAAAAAATTGCCGTATCCTTCTTCAAGCCATAGATTGCAAGGATGTTTAACATGTGTTGGTTTGTAGCCAAAATCAATTTGTCTTTGTCTAATGTTTGTTGACAATAGCTGTGCTGTTTCAAGGCACATTTTGACAACTCTTTTATCATCTAAACAAATTGCAGACTCAAAAGGATCATCGGAAGTCGCAAAAATATTCATATCAAACCTTTTTAATGGTTTTACTATCCATTTCATCTAACTTTTGAAACAACCTGTCTATTTCAAGAAACGCTTCATATTCCTCATCAATTGTTTCTTGTCTAACTTCAGCAATGTTTTGAATAACGACAGAGTCGTCCTCTGTCTTTATAAACATTTGTGCACCATCGCTACAATCTACCATTGAAATAAATTTCTCAAGCATTTGAATATAATGCTGTTGTGCAAAAACGATTGTATAAAGTAGGTCGACTCTGTCGTTGTTTGTCATTTCATCATTACTATTGAGCAGCTGGTTGTTCAGAAGTTTGTTCCGGTTGTTGTGGTTGTTCCAACTGTTCTTCAAGCTTTTGTTCAATTAACACAAGCAAATCTTCTGAAATGTTTTGAACTCTTTCATTATTAGCAACGTTTTGGACAACGTGCGCACCAGCCATAGCATACACAACTCGATCAGAGGGCGTAAGAACTGACAATACAGCAAACACTACGTAAACAGTAACTGGTACAGTCAATTTGATACGTTTCCTTAAACGATCTTCTCCATCATAGTCGTCCATTAAATGGACAGCTGCATTGTTAACAAGACCCCAACAAATGTAAATGATTAGCAGTATACAAACAAAATCAATAAGAAAGTTCAAGCTGCCAATAACGTTAGCTAAGTAAATAAGTTCTGGTAGAGACATAATATGTTATCCTAATTTAAGTTAATCCCAAAGTGAAAAATAGTATTTTGCAAACAAGCGAAGGCCGTTAGCGACCCGTTCATATTTTATTTTTTCTGACATTTCATCCAAATATTCATCCTTCTTAATTATATCAAATGTCCAGATCATTTCATCAAGGCAATAGAACCATTTTTGTTCAAGCTTGGCTAATTCTGGTTCATCTTCTTCAGTCCGAAGATTTTCTGGAACGTCCTCATTATCAACATAAGCCACACCGTGTTTTTGCTGTTTCAATTTTACCAAAACAGGATGAATGACATGGGCTAGTGTAATATCAGCATTCCACAAATCATAATCATCAATTTTGACTTTGATTTTTTGGGATGTGTCAGAGTCGAACAAAGGATCGAAGAAAAACCAAAAAGTATCATCGAGCCACGTTGAAATATTATTGATATTTTTTTGAGGGACACCAATACGTTTAGTCCATTGAACCAGCTTTTTCCCGTTCAATGGCTTTTTGTAAGGCCCTATAGTAACTTTCACTGTTAACTCCTATGAATTTATTCTATATAGTAGATTATCTACTGGAAAAACACCGAAGTCCACACGTTAAACCTATTGTGCTAAAGCCAGTGAGCGTTTTTTTGTTTGAATCTTTTTGATAACTTTGCACTCACATGGAAGAACAGATTGCCATCCCATGTAGGGATGTTGAATCTTCCACTCTACCAAGTAACCGTATTCTCTTCGCTCAACAGCATTGAAGATAGTATTTTCTGAATAACCATACTTAGCTTTCTGTAGAGCTATCAAATGTGTTGGTTTCAATTTAGTTTTAGCCATGTCAATCGTCCTTCATCAACCGTCCAAGAATCATTCCAAAGCTAATTGCTATTGTGTAGTACGCAATAACAAACATTAGCCACGAAAAACCACCAACAAAATATACAATTGTTAAAATGGCAATTATAACAATACCAAATTCACTCATTTTCTCTATTTCTAAACTGAAGACTATCGATTACTTTTTGCTTCTGATCTTGAGAAAGCTTTCTCCAACTAGCTATCTCTTCCACCGTACGCAAACAACCCGTACAGTATTGATTAGCTATGTCTAGCTTGCAAACATTAATACAGGGTGTTAGAATTGCATTCATTGTTCTGTTAGCTATTCATCTGTTCGGCGGCAGACCGATTATATAGCGAGTTTACGAACTGTCAACAGTTTTATTTTGTTGGATGGCAAGATTCAATTGTAACTTTCTCACTATGGCCTTTTTTGCTTAGAGCCAGCATCAGTTGTTGATAGACTTCTTTTGCTTCTGTCTTATCCTCAAACAATGGTTTGTATTTGTCCAACAGTTCAGCCTTTTCAAACAAGTGAAACGATGATATTGGTATGTGTTGTTGTTTGTTAAAGTCTTCAGTTGAACCAAAAATGAAATAACCTCCATGCGAATATGAAGGATGAGAATCAAACATGTTTGTTTGACCATCAAGACCATTGGTTGGTATGTATGGTTGACCACTTCTACTGTAAATTTTTACAGCTGGTGGGTTGTTCATATTTTGAAGCAATAGAGCTAAAACGTTTTTAGCTTCTTGAAGTGTTTTATAGTGAGGTTTATACAAGTCTGGTCGTTGTTCGAACAATTTATAGAAGGAGACGGGAATTTGATGTGTAGGATCAAATTGCTCCAATGCTATGAAAAAGCCATGGTCTTCGTAGCGTGGATGTTCAGCTTGACTGTGGGGAAAATGTGGATTCATTGCTTGTATAAATCATTGATCCATCAGGATATTTTGCTCTGTATGTGTAGAGGCCAGACTTACAAAAACTGCTTTGAGACAATTTGTTGAATTGCTCGAGCATGTTTTGTTCTGAATAAAATGAGCCAACCAAGAACCAATGTTCTGGTATTGGATAGCCTTTGAAATCTACATTCTGTTTTTTGTCGATCAGAAACACCGTTGAGCGAGTTTTTGTACTCACTGAATCTGGATCGTCAAAAAAGTTTTCGAAAGCGAGATTAGATTTAAATATTATCACCCTCCTTGCCCAAAGGCTCGTCCTCTTTGGTTGGGATCTTCAGGTGTTGTTTTGAGGGACTTAGCCGTACGTACTACTTCTTCTTCCATATCCGTACCTATATGCCCTGTATAAGATGGATTACTCGCTAATTCACGAGCATGATATGCTATTTCAGCAAATCTGCTCAAACCACTCAAGTTAGGAGGTTCTGCTTCTTCTTTAACTACTCTTTTCTTCTTTTTTGAATAATGTTTCCCCATAGCATGGGCAATAGCTTTTCTTCTGTTGTGTAGGTAATCATCAGTTTTATCGGTCTTTCCATCATTATTCACATCATGGTCCTCTTTGCCAACAGGATCCAATTTATGTTTCTTTTCTTCTATCATCTCTGTTAGAATGTCGGTGATTAAATGTGAAACAGTGTTTTCATTCACACCAGCTTGACTCAAGGCAATTGCTATTGCTTGTTTACGTTTTGTCACCTTTTTCCCACCTTTACCAGAGTGGAGGTTGCCGGCATTGAACTCATCCATGACCTTTTTTACTTCAGCTTGTTGTCTTTTGTTCATTTGCAAAATCTCTCTCAGTGTGATAGCTTCAAACTATTTAGTGTTTTGTGCAATATCGATTAATCAATTGCTTCGCCACCAACCATTTTAAATGGTATTTTTTGCCTTTTCATTAGCATCGTTAACTTAGTCAGATGTCCACCACCAGCGTTCTTTACCGACAAAGGCTTTGGCCTCATCGTTTGAAAATATTACACCTTGGGGTGCTTCTCGTTGTTCATTGAGAAATTGGAGAAACGTTTTCATTTTGGTTCTGCAAAATAATGACCTAATGTCAAGCCGCCTAATTCTTTTCGGGGTTTTTCCATGTCATATGAACCATCTTCTCCTATAAATTTTGTAAGAGGAACTCCATTTTCATAAACTTTTTCTCCTGGATCCTCGCCCGAATACTTCTGGTCCGGATGAACCAATCTTATATTTTCGTGAGCAATGTGTTCTACATCTATATTATCAGGACCACCACCACGTTGTGCTATATTTGCGGCGTGCCACCTGTGATTACCATCGAGTACAGAATGTAATTGTTGATTTTCCGGAAGATGCACCGTGGCCGGATGCACAGTTACAAAAACAGGAGGAAGCTGAACTCCGCGGCGAATGCTGTTCACTATTGATCCTATGTATTTTTTTATTCCTGGTCTCCTAAAATAACTAAGGTTTTTAAATGGTTCGTTTGGAATTCCTCCTTTGATTGGAATGCTCCCAGTTTGATCTGGTGGACCTCCATCATCATGAACCCAAGCGCCCCCATGGTATGCTGCTAATGAAAGATACTTTTGTTCACTGAGAAATTGGAGAAACGTTTTCATCAGGTTGTTATTTGCGTTAATTTTTCGGCAATCGATCAAGTTGATGATCTACTGATAAAGTGGTTAAATATTGACGTTGAAAGAAAGAAGAATCTGATAGTTCGGAAAAATCTGTTGCTCTGCCACCATTTGATCCATAAAAATTGTTGCTGTACTCTTCTCTCCATTCCTCAAAATGATCTTTGTGTTTTTTGAAAAAAGCTTGAACATCTGGATGATTCAATTTAAAAGTATTATCTCTCGGTGTTACTAAGTCATAAGCCTCTTTTCTTCTAGCTTGGTCAGCTTTTCTTCTAGCTTGGTCAGCGTCAACATTGCCTTCATTTTCGTTCAAAAATTCTCTAAAATTAATCATTTTTCTTCTTTCTAGGTTTAGATTCACGAGGTTGTAAACTTTGTTTTGTTATGTCAAATATTTGTTTTACAAGAGATTCAGGAACATTTGGGTGAGCAGCTTTTTTGTACGTCTCCCAATCTCCTTCATAAGCAGCATTTCTTAATGCTGTACTATGTACCCCTTCTTCACCTGGACGTGTTATAACATGTACTCTATTTAAAAATTCATGATCTGGTTCGTTTCGTAGTCTTTCTTTTAAAGATTGAAAATTATTACTATCTTCTTGACCTAACACTAAGTGAACGTGATCATGGTTAGAAGCTATTTCACGAACAACATCGAAAAGGCCTCTTCCTCCTCCCATCTCTCTTAAATCTGTATGAGGACCAACCATATGTTTGAGCATTTCTTTTTTCAAATGCCATGGTAAAGGATATCTGTTTTTTCCAGCACTTTTGGAACCAGCTTGTGGTTCATATTTGGACGAAGCAAACACTACACGAGAAGTAGGCTCTTTACCTTCTTCAGGCTGATAATCATTAACATGTTTTACCAAATTTTTGTAATGCGAGCCTGGGGTTGTAAATCTACCAATAGTAATTACAGCATGAGTAGGTTGTCTAAACGTAGGATTTTGTCTATTTGCTTGCACAAATTGTGATGAGTTAAATTTAATAACATTATACAATTCATTAGAACTAGCAGGCGTAAAACCTTCTAAAACTTCATGTGGAATTCCTGTCTTATGCTCAATCACAACATGGCGACGATTTGGATTATTTTGATTATATTGCTGTTGAAGTTGATCGACAAAATTAGCTATGCTGTTTTGTAGTTTCACATGATGGGAAATGTGCGTCTCAACATGTTCAACGTTGTCGTCAATATGTTTCAAAGCTGCCGGTATATTTTCTGCTTTTCCTGCTGGCATTCTTGCTCTTCTTTGTAGAAAAGTTTTAAAACCATGTGCAGACAATTCATCTCCAATACCATTTGCATGATTTAAATATTTTATCCAATGGGAATGAATTGGATTGAGGATTTGGCTGGTACTTTCGAACTCTGGCGTAGATAAAATTTTATGAATTTCATCTATATGCTCACTGTGAGGTACTGAGACTGTACCTAAATGCATATTAAATATTTTATTGCTAGTATTTTCGTGCAAATTTTTGGTGTCAACTGTTGCAATTTGTCTTTTATCAGGATCATCAGCATGAAAAAAGCTGTGAATCGCTAAACCAGCTTCTGCTCGTCTAGCTTGGATCGCTTCTGATCCTTGTAATTGGTTTTCAACTATGTTTCCTTTAAAAGAAATTTTGCCATCAGGATGTTCGGTTGGTTTTGAATCGGGCCCAAATAATAGTTCTGCTTGAACCGCGCCTCGCCGACCTCTTACCTCATTTGCTGAATTGTAAACTGCCTCACGGTGTTCAAAAATCTTTTTCAGTGCTTCTAAAGAAGGATTTGGTTTTTTATCCCTTCCAACGGTGCCATAATGCTCTTCAAGCTCTTTGATATTAGTAGCTTTTTTATTGAAGTTTTTACCACTAACACTGTAATTTCCATTTCCATCATGATGAACGTATACAGCCATTCGGCCGTCACCTTTTGGTTGGAACTCCATCCCTGATCGAACTGATTCAATCAAATTCCGTGCAAAATTGATACCACCTGTTAATGTTGGTAGTTCTGAAAAGTGAGCATAATGGTCGCTTTTCAAGTACTCTTCAGGTGTAGGTGTAGGTTTTACACTTTTTATTTCAATTAAAAATTGCTTGAATGACCACATTGAAATAACCTTTTAGAGTTATTTATAAAAAAAAGGGCCCCGAAGGGCCCTTTCAACCTTTTTCAAGGTTTATTAAGCGTGTGCATTTCTTATTAAAAATGCTACACTAATGTGTTCTGGTGTAAAGAAGTCTTCAACACATTGAACAACAGTTTCTGGTTCAAAATGTTTGCATGAAAAAACATTGAGGTAGCAAGAACCATCGCAATCGTTGAAATGTGCCACAATGTTGGATGTGGTGATCAATTGAACAAGAGTCCAACCTGCTTTTTCTTCTTTGCCAAAATGGACAACATTAGGTTCTCCATATGGTTCCATGTCTAGTCTCACAACTAGCTCTTTTGCAAATTCACTAATAACATCAGGATTGGATACTTTGGACAGGTCGCAGCCCCGAACGTCTAAGACAGCTTCGAGACCCCAGTACTTTTCAGTCATTTGGCTTGTTCCTTCTATATTCTTTGTGTAACTAACAATAGACATGTTCCTGGTCGGATTCTCACTTTCGTGACTAACCCACAACTCCAAAAGGCGTGTTAGTTACACTACGAGGAACACTTTTATGTATTAAAAACAACAGTTGTCGCCGGTTTGTTACCGTTCAACTTTCTTCAGTTTTCCATAGTATCCTGGATCTTCACCAAGATGGTCAAGAGCTATTTCTCGTTGTACCCCCTTTTTTTGAGAATGCTCTCCTTCAATTTTCATACCATCTTTCAACCGTTTTTTTACTAACTGGACGGAAACATGGTGTTTTCTAGCTATTTGTTTTGGTGTTGGTGTTTCTTTGTCAAGTGTGGTGCTTTCATGCAAAAAGTCAAAACCTCGTGATACAGGATCTAATTGTTTTCTATGAGCTAATGCTTCTTCTCGTTCATCAGGACCCTCTCCAGGAGGAGACATCCTATTTAGAACATTTTTAACCCCGCTCACAACACCGCTCACAACAGGTAGACTCTTAGCTTGTTGTAATCGCAGCTTTCTCTTACCTTCTCTAAGAATTTCTCGTACGATAGGATGAACATCTGGATGTGAAATATCGATATCAGATTTTTTTACAGTTGTTGGTCCTTCCATATTAGAAGGGTACGACCCTAAAATTTCCCGTTTTTTCTTTTGAACTGCAGTCATGTGTCCATATAACAACTCAATAAAATGGTGTTGAAGTGCTGTAGCCATATCTTCATGTTGGGAACTATTATTTTGATAGTCAAGAACATGAAAAGGTTTATCTGTTGGTTGCTCATGACCCATATATGCAGCCAGAGCGTTTATATGACCAAGTAACTTTTTTGTTATGTGATCGTTCTCAAAGTCTTTAAGATGGTGTGCAATAGCTGAAGCATAAAAAGACCTTTGATAATTTTGTTGCCGATCACGAGCTGAAGTATAAGAAGGCGTTTGATTATTTTGCCAATTACGAGGAAATCTGGAAGCTATAATATCTTTAGGATTCATCCTAAGAAAATCTACAGGTTTAGGCCTTGTTTCCGTTGGTATAGGTATAGAAGCTTTAGACCTCATCGTAAATTTTACAGAATTAGGCCTTATTTTAGAAGGAATAGTTTCTCCTTGTTCTGGAAACGTTTCAGCAATTTTTTTGGCCCATGGTGGTTTATTCATTTCAAGTCCCTTGAGAACTCCTGGTAGTGGTGTCCACGCAAATATATTTTGTTCATTCTCTTGAAGAACCATTTTCTTGTTCAAGCAATTGAGAACTGTTTGTTTGATAAGAGACTGGCTATTGATCATTTTTGACCTAAAAAAAAAAAGGAGACGATAACTTATTTATCGTCTCCTCTTGTTTTACTTTTTAGGTCTTCGTCTTGGTTTGATTGGTTTCTTTTGCATCTCCAATTCGTGTGGTGTGTGACGTTTGAACCTGTTGAAGCAAAACAAATACGAAGCTCTATATTTCTTGCCTTGCTTTTCAACGATCCATGGTTTGTATTTTGTTTGTTCACTCCATTGATAATCTATCAGTTGAAAGCCATCTTCAGATTGTGTATTAGCACAAAACTTGTGACTTCGAACAACTTGTTCAAAGCTGTACATCAAACACTCCATTTTTATTCAACGAGCAGTTGTTTCCATCCTTGGACATCAAACCGCTGAAGTGCATTTTGGTACTGTTCCTCTGTAAGAACAACTTCACCAGGAGAAAAATTTCCTCTCTGGTCAGTTTGTTGCATTACATATCGTTTTCCTGTACCAAAGTGAATTTGTTCTTCGATAATAACAAACCTATGGTTGAAACTATCATGGCAAAAAGTCTTCATTTTCATAATCAACTCCTATGTGTTTGCTGTACGAGCCGCTTTGGATCGCTCTAAATTGTAATTCATACTGTCACGAATAGATGCACACAAATAGACCCATGCTTCTGGTTTATGTGGGTTTCTCAGCCGTTCAAGCATTAGTTCGATTGCTCCAGCAAGCTGCTGATTGCTAAACGGCTGATATTTGTGCTCTGTTACGATTGTCCTAAACAACGAATCAGCTATATCTAGTGATCGTTCGTGATCAAACTGTGATGAATCAGGTTTACTATTTTTTTGCTTTCGACTCATTTTCAACACCTTTGACGAGCTGATTTCTATTATTTATAGCATACTGTACTATCCAGTAAGAGTCAACGATGTCTTGAATAGGACTACTTGATTTATTTGATATTTTCAGTAATTCCGTCAGATCGATGTTAGTCGTCTTGTACCATTGCTCATACATTTGAAGTTTGTCACAGCTACCATTGCCTGTTGCAAACTTTTTGACAGATTTTGGTGAGACTTCCTTTACAACACTGTTGAAATTGGTAAGAAGTTGAAATTTAGAAACACCAAGGTTTTCAGCTAGTTGGCACACTCTACCAACAGATCCGTATGAAATCCCTTCAAACAGTGCAAAGATTTTTTTGGTAGGCGTTGAGATTGATTTGATTGATTGTACCAACCACTGTTGAATTTCTATTGTTCTTTCAAAGTTTTTTTCAGGTTGTTTTTGATTTTGGTGAAAACGAAACTGTCCAACAGCAAAAACATCTTGTTGCTTTTTGTGCCAATAGAAACAATCGTACTTGTCGTCTTTGGTTGAATAAACGGTTAGAGCAGGAGATGACAAAGACCAATCAAGACCGATCCAAAGGTCAAAATGGTCTTCGTCTTCTTGGTCGTTTTTCATCGTTGTTTTTTCTACAGGGAAAGAAATTAGAAATTAATTGACAACACAATGCAATTAGACTCATGAGTTTAATCCGATACTGGTAATATAAATATGTATTGCACAAAATAAGGAACATTGAATGTTTTTAAATTACTACAGTCAAAATAGTTTGAAAAACACCATTTTGGGTGTGTTGAATGAGATGTTTAATCAATTTATAGATCATCTTTTGATCAGAACAACAAATCATGGAGAAAATGGTACAGTAATTAAGCCAGGTGAAAACACAGTTCCTAGATTACATGTGAGTTCATCTCTTTTGGTTGATGGCTTTGAACAATATTTAAGTTTAGAAGCAACAAGACCAAACGGGGTATCGTTGAGGACAGCAATGATTTCTCCAGAGGATTATCGTGCCTTATTTGACAAAAATGGTATTGTGGACCGTAAGAAATTAGAAAGTCATATTCCAGGTTACTTGGTACGATATACCGATAAGCCAAATTTACCATTTAGGCCACACCCAAAAACTGTTGAAAATCATGTTGGGGCATTAGCTACACATATTGAACAACTGGGCCCGAATCATGTTGATCAATTGTTAAGGTTGTTGCCTCCCGAACGTCGATGATCTAAGCTATCTATCGTTGTTTTTTCTACAGGGAAAGAAATTAGAAATTAATTGACAACACAATGCAATTACACTCATGATTTAACTCCAATACTGGTATTATAAATATCTATTGCACAAAATAAGGAACATTGAATGTTTTTAAATTACTACAGTCAAAATAGTTTGAAAAACACCATTTTGGGTGTGTTGAATGAGGTGTATGATCCAAATAAGCCGTTTGATCTAGAAAAGTTTGTTGGAAGTGTTCATACAACAAGGCATGAGCAGCATACAATAAGTTCGGCTCCAACTGGAGATGGCCTTAATGTATCGGTTGTTGGACCAAGTTGGTTGCAGCCGGGAGATACGGCCACACGAGGTGCAATAACAATCCCTTACAAGGATTACCCCGAGCTGTTTCGTTTGAAAGGCGATGCAACCCCTCATGTACCCCCCAATGTATTATACAAATATCTTCCTAAAGAAGGTGGTTTGCCTACAACTCCATTAAATATTGTTGAAAAAATGGCTGTTCATTTAACGGGACTGGGTCCAAATGCATTTAAACATCTGTTGCCTCCCGAACGTCGATGATCTAAGCTATCTAAAGTCCTGAAGGAGCTTTAGATGAGAAATTTGTTTATTGTGTGGGCAAAAAAAGACCAGAATGTTTTGGTTCTTGGTGCATTCAAGGACAGATCAGATGGTTTGGAGTTCATTCAATCAGTAGTTACAGATCAGTTGAACGATCATATTGATCTCTATCCTACAACGACCGCTGAGCAAATGGGTGGAATCAAAAAGATGATCGAGCAAACAATTTATTTGGACACTGTTCGATACTTCAATGGATAGTGAAAAGATCTAAAAAAGATACATACTCGTACTGTAGGTAAGAACGCCTTGAATCTTTTTTTGTCGAAAAACAAATTGATTGACACCATGCTTTGCATGTGAGGGGCGTTCGAATTAACGGCGGGATTTGGGGGCCAGTTAATTTTTAGATTTCTGAAAATCTCTGTTGACAATCATCTCTGAAGCTAAGATACTGAGAAATGTGAGGGGTCAGGCAGTTCTGATCCAGATTTAGAGGAGCATTCAAATGCTTACAAAGCAAGCTCGTGTTTTTAGGGCGCTTGAGCAATCTGAAGGTGGTCTAACGGCTAGTCAGATTTCTGCTCGTTATGGTGTTCGGAATGTTAGGGCAACGATTTCGTCCATTCGGTCAAAGACTCGTCCGCTTGGTTTTGATGTTTTTGCCGAACGACGTTCTGACACGAAGGGTCGTGAAAAGACCTTTTATGTTTTGGATTCCGTTGAGTAAGGACAAAAAAAATGGATAATTCGATTCCCGAATGTGTTTACTTAACTGTTTTTGGATCTACGAGAGAATCGCCACGGTTGTTCCTCGAGCTTCAAAATGCAGTTGAAGACTGCAAGAAATCAAATGGTTTTCGAGTGATGACTGTTCTCAAGTTTGAAGAAAACAGTCCATCTACTAATTTACTTGCAGCAATGGCAAGCGCAGCTTGATGGGAGGAATTTAACTAAATAAGGACGGCGTGTAGCTCAATTGGTAGAGCGGTGAGCTTATACCTCACGTATGCACTAGATGGGTGCGCGGTTAGCGGTTCGAGTCCGCTCACGCCGACCATTCAGTACCCATAGCTCAACAGGATAGAGCACCTGCCTTCTAAGCAGGCTCGTGAAGGTTCGAATCCTTCTGGGTACGCCAATTTATACATATATAAGTGTTAGTAAAATAAAACAGTAACCATCATATCCCAAGGATTATTGGGTCCAGCTCTGATTAGGGTGGAAATAGGCTAGTATCTCCTTTGTTAGGAGTGTGTAGGTTCGAGTCCTACTGGTTATTGTTTTTATTGGAGCCCCCAGAGAAATTTCTCTGGGGGTTTCCTGTTGTTTAGATTCCTGTTGATCTTCCGGATCAGATCTCGTATACTGATCCCTGTAATCAAGGGAGCAATTAATGATTGAGACTGACGATCAAGCTTATGAGCGCATCAAATCTCGGTTTGAGTGCTCGAAGGATTTGATCAATCTTTTGATTAGCGGTGGTGCTAGTTCTATGATTTTGTCTGGTCCTCCGGGACTTGGCAAATCTTATACGATCACTACTGAATTGCAGAAGTGGGATCCATCTGGGTCTCGTTATGAGATTGTCAAGGGATTTTGCAGGGCCACTGGTCTTTACAAAGTACTATATCAGAACCGTTTTCCTGGTTCTTGTGTCGTATTTGACGACTGTGATTCTGTTTTCTCTGACGAAGTCTCTGTTAACATGCTCAAGGCTTGTTTGGATACTGGTCCTGAGCGTATTGTTTCGTATCTTGCAGAGTTCAATCTCTCGGATGACGAGACTGGTGAACGGCTTCCGAGGTCGTTCATGTTTGAGGGAAGTGTTTGTTTCATCACGAACATTGATTTCGACCGATTGATTCAACAGAAGTCGAAGCATTCTCCTCATCTTGAAGCATTGATCTCGAGGTCGCATTATCTTGATCTTTCAATCAAGAATCCCAAGGATTATTTGATTAGGATCAAGCAAGTAATTCAGGAAGGACTTCTTTCTGATCAAGGGCTTACGGTTCAAGAGCAGCAAGAGGTGTTTAGTTTTCTTCTTCAGAACTATTCGAAGTTCCGTGAGCTTTCGATTAGGATCTGTTGCAAGCTCAGTCAACTGAGGAAGTCACTTCCTCAAAAGTGGAAAGTTGTTGCCGAACAAACGCTGTTTCGTCCAGTTCGGTGATATAAATACTATTGGTCCAGTAACTAGTATCAGTGGTGCTTTATTGGCCATTTTGATATTGGTTGCTGGACTCTTTTTTTAGTCTTATAAAAAGGAGTATAGAGATGCAATTAGAGCACAAGCATCAGTTCAAGGATTATGATCGTTTTTTGGTTGGTTTTGACCATTTTTTTGACAAGATGGCCAAGTTTCGGGATGGGATGGAGGAATTAAGTTCCAATTATCCTCCATTTAATATCAAGAAGGTATCTGACAACAAGTATTTGATTGAGGTTGCATTGGCTGGTTTTGGTACCAATGAGATCGAGATTGAATTGTTGGATGATCGTTTAGTTGTTAGTTCCAAGGTTGAGCAAGACAGGTCCAATTTTGATTGGTTGTACAAAGGGATTGCCGATCGTAGTTTCAAGAGGCAATTCAAGCTCGCCGACAATGTTGAGGTCAAGGGAGCTGAATATTTCAATGGTTTGCTCAAGATTTGGTTGGAACAAATCATTCCAGAATCGAGGAAGCCAAAAAAGATTGAGATTTCGACTCCATAAAGATTGGTAATTTTTTTGGACCCAATCAGTTTTCTGGTTGGGTCCTTTTTTTTTAGGATTTTCTGATGGCAAAAAATGTTTTAGTGACGGGTGGTAGTGGTTTCATTGGGCACAAATTGGTTCAGAATTTGTTGCTCCATCGAGACCACAATTTGGTATTGATTGACAGGTTGGATCATTCTGGCAATTTGAATCGATTGAGTGAGGTATTTAGTGAGCTTCAGGAGCTTGGTATTGATTGGAAATCGAGGGTAAAGTTCATCTATCATGATTTGAAGGCTCCAATTTCAAAGCAATTGCGAGAGCAGATTGGTCCCATTCAAATCATTTATCATTTGGCTGCTCAATCGCATGTTGACCGATCGATTTTGTATCCATTAGAATTTCTTCAGGACAACACGGTTGGGACTTGCAATTTGCTTGAGTATTCGAGGGAGCTTTCCGATCTTGAGATGTTTTTGTATTTCTCAACAGATGAGGTATTTGGTCCTGCGCCTGGTCAATTGTTGTATGGTGAGTACAGTAGGCAGAATCCATTGAATCCGTATGCAGCTTCAAAAGCAGCTGGTGAGCAATTTTGTTTTGCGTATCACAACACGTACAAATTGCCGTTATTGATCACGAGGACAATGAATTGTTTTGGTGTGAGGCAGCATCCAGAAAAGTTCATTCCAAAAGTGATTCAAAAAGTTTTGAAAGGCGAGGTGGTTGAGATTCACAGTTCTCCAGACAAAAAGGTTTCAGGATCAAGGTTTTACATCTCTCAAGATTGTATTTCCGACGCTTGTATGTTCATTGAGCATTTAGGACCAAACCTTCAGACACAAAACACAGATGGAGTCAGTCTTCCAATTTACAATTTAGTTGGTGCAGAAGAAACATCCAATTTAGATCTAGCGAACATGATTGCAGATTCAATAGGTTTACCATTGAAGTATGAAATGGTTGATTTCCATTCACAACGGCCTGGGCACGATTTGAGGTATGGACTTGATGGATCTCTTTTGAGAGAGCTTGGGTGGCAACCAAAAGCCTCAGTCTCTTCTAAAATCAAGGAGATCACTGATTGGTATCTAAAAAACCCAAAATGGCTCCTCGGGTAAAAAACCTGTTGACTTTCGGTTCGAGATCCAGGATACTGACAATCCTGGAAAAAGGAGACCGATTTGAAACCTTCCGTAAACCAGCAGCTCGAACAGATGGAACAAAACCTTTTGAAGCTCCAACAGAATCTTCAAAAGTCCAACCAACTGATCGAGCGGATTAATCTTCTGTTTGAACAAGTCAATTCTCAGAAGCTAGGTGAAAAGGCTGTTAGCCAATAACAATCACTAACTTGGCTTCAGAGGAGCAACTCGATGAGTTCAATACAGAAGTCGATGAACACAGTGACCAATTTCATCACAGAAGTTGGACCACACATCATCCCCGTGATGGCTGTTGTGTTCTCGTACAAAGGACTAGAACAGCGTGGTGTTGAACAACAACAAATCTGGGCATTGATCCTTTTGTTGTTGATCTTCACCGGTCTACTATCTGAATCTCTGAAGAAGATGGTTGACCTCTGGACAGTCTCTAAAGCAAGATCGATTACAATCTTTGGTCTAGCAATAGGGTTGTTCCTCCTTGAAGTTGTTCTAATCCACGAAGGTATGGTCTGGGCATTTGGTCAGCTGTTAGAAGGCTGGATGCTTTGGTCAGCTGCTTGGTTCTTTTCGTTGGTCAACTTGTTTGCAAAATTTGCATTCATTGACGGAGTGATCAAAACCAAACCAGATGACAGCCAAGTCGATGATGTAAATCAGAGACTGGAAAGAGTAGCAAACCAAATAGACCAAACCAACTAAAACAGAAAACGGAGCTGGAAACGGCTCCGTTTTTTTTATCTCTCAACTACAGTAAACCAAAAAAAGAAAACCCACTGTTTCCAGTGGGTTAGAGTTAGTTTATTCTATGGTTGGCGTTCTATATAAACTCTGGTTTTCTGAGACTTTTTTTTCAATAGCTTGATTCAATATTGTTAGTAGTATAAAATAGGAAGAAATATTGGATCTAAAAAAAGGTGGAAAAACAAGAAGTTTTGACACTGTTATTTTCTTAGATTTTCAATTTTTCTTCGTGTTTATTTAGTTGATTTTGGTTTTTTATCCGTCGGAAATCTGATTATTTTTCCTTAAATTTCAGACAGGTTTGGCTGAGATTTCCCTCAACCAAAGATGATCGTACTGCAGTTTTTTAGACGAGTAAACAGCTGATTTTATGGTTGTTTTAGATTTCTCAGACTCCGCTATTCTCACGGGAAATTAGCTGTTGACATTCCAATCGAGCTATGGTATTCTGAGAGAATGAAGAAAAGGAGGCATTATGGATCTTAGCCATTTGAACCTTGAAAAACTGCTGGATGATGAACGGTTTACGTTCAAATTCCGGTACAAGCTGGCTTCGATGGATCTTTGGATTCCAGATGAATTGGATCCTAAGGAGTATCCGAATAAGACCGCTTTTATTGACGATCTCAAGCGTGTTCTGCAATTGGAAAACGTTGCGATCTAAAAAAAAGCTGTTGACTTTCGGATCGATCTATCGGATAGTCAGATGGTGAAGAGGAGATAACAATGTCTCAAGTTCGTTTGAAGGGTAATTTCAACCCAGAGTATATGAGAGATATGTACCAAGATATGTTTCCTCAGATGATCTCTGAGGTCTTGTACACTGGAAAGGGTTTGGTGCTTGAGAGACGAGATCTCACAGCCCAAAACCTTTCGGAGTTGACTGATGAGATTATGCTCCATGCGCAATACACTAGTCAAGGTGACAATGAGGCATATTGGGATACGATCTTCACTTTGCTCGAGTTGATTAATCAGCACTTCAAAGATAAAAACACGTAGTAAATCAGCTCTCCAGGCAAGAAATTGCTTGGAGAGCCCTTTTTATGGGGGATTCGTGTCGAATCAGACTGAGGAGAACCGTAATAACGTTTCCCCCTTTGGCCAGAAAACGAAACAAATTGGTTGTTTCAGCATTTTTTGGCTGGATTTTCACAGTCTTAGACCATATTTTCCCGTTTAGGGACAGATTGTTTCAAACGCTCTCGAGATTTGGTTACCAATCGTGGCACGAATCCGCGATTTGGAGACCATATTTTCCCCGTTGACTTTCTGATCCGAGTATGGGATACTGGGACTGTGAGAGAAAAAGAGGAGATTGGAGTGAGGGTTGTGACAGTTTCGCTCCAGCGCAAGCTGGGGATTCCGGAAGAGTTGGTTCTCACGAGGACTCCGACTCATCTGAGAGTCGATCAGCGGAGGGAGTCTCTTCTGGTTGGTCAGATGTACATTCCGAACAGCTCGCTTGAAAAGGTGGTTGAAGCTCTCCGGAGTCAAATCAGCCATCCCGTACCGCCAGTTGTTTGAATTTGGAGGTGCTTGGACGTGCTACGATTTTTCTCCATGAGAACCACAGAACGGATCTTCCGTTTTTTGGATGTCTTCACCGTCGGTTTTTCGCGGTTGAAGAGGCCTTTTGAGAAGAGGAGCAGGGTTCCCAATGAGCTCGACTAAATTTCTTCGAATGGTGAACCTTCTTGGAAGGTTGATTTGGATGGGTGCAGCTGGTATCGCTCTCTATTTGGTATCAGTTGTGTTGACCCTGGTAGGGCTCTTTATTTGGTATCAGTTGTGTTGATCCTGGTAGGGTTTTCATTGATCACCTCATGAGGACCCTAGCTGGAAAGAAGAAAGCCCCGGGATTCCCGGGGCTTTTTTTGGTCATTCCATATGTTGACCGTAGATTCCAGTTTCGTTTTCGTACCGGTCGATCGCGTCCATCAGCTGGTCGAGCCTTTCAGAGATCTTTTTGTCGATCGGATCTCCACTGTGGATCTTGGTCAGCCGATCGACCTCGCGAACTGCCGAGAGGTACGAATAGAAATCGGTATGGCGCATTTGGATCCTTTCTCTACCGTATCGATATCGTACGGTAGCTGGTGCCAAAAGTCAACTGGTTTTTTGGATAAAAAAAAGTGGTGGGAGCCTAGGCCCCCACCACTTTTCCGATCACGGCTGATAGAGCGTGTCGAGGTAAATTTCGTACTCATCGATTTGGTCAATGAGCAAATTGTATCTCGCCTTGAGCTCCGGGCAGTCCGGTTCGTTCAATTCAAGGCCGCCCAGTTGATGAAACTCATGAATCGCAGCCTTGTACTCCTGGTCCGACATAATCATAGTCAAAACCCCTTTTGGTCACGGAGGGATTGCTATCCCCCCAATAAAGGGAAAGGGGGCTAGCTTTCGCTAGCCCCCCTTTTTTTTTCGTCACAGCGTTTCGAGTTCGTCAGAGAACTCGATAGCGATTTCCCGTTCAATGTCAACCCCAAATTCCTCTGGGAATTGATCATCGAACACCTGATCGCTAGCTGCTTCGGAAGATTGTTTCGTCTTGTCAACGACTCCGGTTTCGAAGAAACCCAGCATCTTCCGGTGAAGCTCATCCTCGGTACGAGCCCGAGTCACAGCACCACGACGACCTTTGACATACGCAGCATGCATAATCCCACGATTGTTACGGAGTCGAACTTGGCGAACCTTGTACGAATCCATAGCTTCAACGGACTGGGATTCAGCAGAGACTGAATTGGTCATAGATACCACCTTGTCAAAGAACCGTTGGTTGAAACCATTCCCAACCAACTTCTAGAGGATCCTATATCTCAGAGCAAAAGTCAACAACTTTTTTTCCGAACCACAGGGCCCCCATAAAAGGGAAGGAGGGCCTAGGCCCTCCTTTTTTGGTCAGTATACGATATAGTCGAAACCCAGATTGTCGATCCTGTATTTGATCTTTTTTGGAAGATACCATCTAGAAGTCACAACGCCGAATGTCCGTTCGCCGAACATGAACCTTCCAGAGTACCCCTCATACAACCTAGCTTCACCTCCATTGTTTTTGATCCGACGGATCATAGAGGTAGCTTGCCGTTTTGTCATTCAGGTTCTCCTACTCAACAAAACTAGGATCCTATACCTCACTCCAAAAGTCAACAACTTTTTTCGTGGCCATAGGCCCCCATAAAAGGGGAGGAGGTGACCAATTGGTCACCTCCTCTTGTAATCTTCGATAAATTTCAGATCCTCTTCGTCAAGCTTGTTTTTGTTGTACATTTTAACGAAGATTTTTGCAAGCCGCATAACCCGTTGATCTTCTTGCTCTTTTTTAGTGAGCTCGAACACCGTTTCTTCTGTTTGCATCGACTGCTCCTCTCTGCAACTTCTAGAGCATCCTATATTCCAATCCAAAAGTCAACGACTTTTTTCCGGACCACAGGGCCCCCATAAAGGGGGAGGAGGGCCCGTGAGCCCTCCTCCCTTGGAATAACTGTTGTATGCATTACAACGTCAAAGCTTCCCAAAACAGCATCGCAAACGCAGCCATTGTTATCACAGATGCCATATAAATCATGATTAGCACCGTCGCGAGTCCAACAGCCTTAGCAAGCCTACCGAGCGAAAGCGTTTCGTTTTCCATACGCTACTCCTTTGTGCAACTGGTATAGGGTCCTATATTCCAATCCAAAAGTCAACGACTTTTTTCCGGACCACAGGGCCCCCATAAAGGGGGAGGAGGGCCTAGGCCCTCCTCTTATATCCTAATTTGTCGAAACATGGACAAGAAGGCCAAGTTGGATAATTAGGAAGAATACGAATAACAGTAAACCAAGCCGTACCAAGTCAACTCTCATGCAGCTCTCCTTACCAACAGAACCAATATACCATAGCCTCGGCTGGAAGTCAACACCAATATGCCTCAGGCTAACCCCCGGTTGGAACTAGGTTTTTTTAGAAAATATGTGAATCATATGCGATGGACCACCCGGCTACCATTTTTGGCTTCCCATTTGATTTTGGCTACCATTTTTGGCTTCCCATTTGATTTTGGCTACCATTTTTGACCACCCGGCTACCATTTTTGGCTTCCCATTTGATTTTGGCTACCATTTTTGAGTACCCGGCTTTGATATATCAAAAACCGCCCCCTGTGTCTTAACTGGATGCCAAAAAAAATTTTGAAAAATTTTTGTACTATATCAAAAACCGTCTATGGTGTCTTAACTGGACTAGAAAAAAAATTTTAGTGCTGTATAAATACATTGTATTAACTCAAACTGGTCCATCATTAATGATCTCTTTCAAACACTATTTGTCCTTGTTGCTTGAAGCAAAACCCAATCTTAAACAAATTGAAGCTCTTCTTAAGAATCTGC